CCACCCGTGGAGACGCAGGTTCCAAGTCAACAGCCGGTGACCGTCCAGATTCCCGTCCCCCAGACCACCGCGCCGGTCATCCCGGTCAACCCCAAGGTCGTGCCGAAACAGCCGCATGCGCCAGGGACGGTGGCCCTGCCCGCACAGCCGCAGGTGGCGAAGGTCCCCTGGGCCAGCACGCCCCCCCCGTCGACGACCATGATGGCGAGTGGTCCGCCGACCACGGTGCGCACCGAGCAACCGACGCCGACGCCTCCCGGCACACGCTGTCCGTGAGGGAGGGGTAACGCGCCATGAGACTGTACCAGGACTGTCCTGGTACGGGGACGTCTGAAGGCACACGACTTCGTGCCTTCAGACCACAGGAGGGGAGCCGGGTAGCCGCCGCGCTCCCCTCATACCGGCGCTGGCCTCCGTGCCAGCCCAAAGGAGTAGGTATGAAAGTGCAGACCAACCTGAAGGCCGGGATCTCGGCCTCGTATTCCCAAACAACCTCGGTCTCGTATTCCCAGAGCTTAAGTGGACCGGGAAGCCTCTCGCAGACGATCGAGCTGTCCCAAAGCAATAGCGTTAGCTCGTCCTCGTCCTGCGGGTAGCGCTCGATGACTGGGCGGGAGGGTGCACGCCCTCCCGCCTCCCCTCCTAAGCAAGGAGCCCCCACGCGTGCCCCCTGATCCGCGTCTCGATCCGACCGACCTGGGTCCCAGTGGTGCCGGGTGTGTCCTCGGCCTGGCATTGACGGCGCTCGGCATGGCGCTGGGGACCGTGCTCTGGTGGCTCCTAGGGTAGGCAGGCTTAGCGATGACCCATCAGCAGCCACACAACGAGGATAACTAAGAGCACGCCCACGATGCCCGATGGCCCCCATCCGTAGCTGTGATACCCCCAGTTTGGCAGACCGCCGAGCAGAACCACCAGCAATATGACGATAAGCACGAGGAAGAGCGGGGACATAAGGACCTCCTAGGGGCCGAGCATGCGCTCTAACTCCGTGCACTCATAGAGCGTGGCCCCGCCCGTCACGGTGACCACGCGCACGTAGACAAATGGCCACGGGAAGCCAGCCGACCACACACAACTTCGGATCTGGCGGTCATTGAGGGCGACACTGACCTCGTCCAGGTGCCGAAAACACCCCGGACAGAGCAGGCAGCACAGCAGCAGCACGCCCCAGCGTGTCATCAGGGGTTCGCTACAAAGTGTGCTAGTAAATGAACTAGGGCGGCTTGATAGGCTATGCTGGGTTCTGTAAACTCCCACATCTTCTGCGGAGTGCCTGTGTTGCCATCAACGTATGCCTTGAGTATCGGTTGGCCAACCGGCGGCGTGGGCAATCCCGTACCCGTAAACACCGGGTTAACGCCCCCGGTAAGAAAGCCGGGCATGGGTCCTTTCGTCGAGGTCAGCGCATTATCCCACTCCGTTCCGTTATCTGCCCAGGCGTGCGCCATTTCATTTGCGCTCCGCGTCGCCCCATAGGCATTCATATTCGTGAGGAAGACCAGCCCCAGGGGATTCACCCCGAGCAGATAGTGGAGATATCCCGCCGCCGCATACCGATAGTTCGTGGCATTGGCGCTGTCGAGGTTGTAGCGCACCTGATCGAGAAAAAGCAGCCCGATATGGGCCTTATTGCGGTTGACGCCCCAGACATAGTCGGCATCCTTGAGATACGCCCGGTAGGCATCCGTCGCACTGGTCACCGCCCCGTAAAACTCACTCCCCCCAATCCCGGACGTCTTACTATTCTGGATCGCGGTTTTGACAGCCGGTGTCGCACCCGCCAGAGCACTATAGTAGAGCACGGCTTGTTGCCCATACACATCAGGCGGGAAGCTGTACCAGTACGTATTGCCAATCGCCGTGAGCGTCGTGTAATTCGCCTCAAAGTACGTCTTATAGGCCGCCGTATTCGTCCGGGCATAGAGATACGCGGCGGCTTGGATCTGACAGAGCGCCCGGCCATACGTGCTGGGTTCTGGATTCGCGGACCCAAAGCCGGTATTGGTATAGCCCACGGCGTTGTTGGCTTGTGCCCAGGTCCAGGCACTCTCCGCCGCGGTGGTGAGGGTGGTGGCGTAGCTCGCTTGCCCGGCTGCAGCAAACGCGAGAGCCCCCAGGGCAAAGACCGACGCCGTACAGGCGGTGCTGGCCGTTGAGGCGGCCCCCCAGTAATGGGCATTCGTATCGGCGCTCGGTGGAGATGTTGCTTGTGTCCCCGTGACCGCGACCTTTGACAGGACACTGTTGTTCCCCGTGGCGGTCTGCATGCGCAGCAGCCAGTCGAGCTCCCACTTCGCCTCGTCGAGCAGATCGGGGATACCGTTGCCCGACTCAGGGATATTCAGGTCATCGGTCCAGATTGAGGGATACTGAAGATAGGCGAGCAGCAGATCGGTGAGGGCATACGTGGCCCAGACCGTGTATTTATTATAATCACCCGCATCAAACCAGCCGCCGCGCACGTCTTTGGCGGTCCCCGCGTTGCCCTGATCCACAATACTGCGGGCCGCCGTATCTTGGCCGGTCCCCAAAAACGCCGCCCCATCCGCCCACTTGGCATCCGTAAAGGGCGCCGCCTTCGCAAAGCCACTTCGTTGGTAGTAAAACATGCGCAGGGCGTGCCGGAGCACCATGGTATAGGCGGTATCACTCACCACAAAAAAGTCGCTGCGGGCATTCAGGGCGGGATCAAAGAGATAATAGGTGCCAGGCGTCGTCAATGCCGAGAAATCCACCCACCAGACCTTATCGCCGCTCTGCGTATGGGTTGCCCCGCCGTTCCAGGCCGTCGGGGTGACCGTGGTCATGACCGCCGTATCGCTCCGCCGCCGCACCTCCAGACTGGCGGACGGCGTGTAATTGGTTGCAGCATCAAAGCCCGTTTGCGGATCACGGGCGACGGCGATTTTGCGAGCGCTCGTCGTATAGCCAAACTGATTCAGGACCACCGGGAACAGGGTCGTGGGAGGCTCGGGAAGACACGCTGCCACCACCACGTGCGGCACGCACAGCCACAGGACAAGCAGCCACCACAGGCGCATAGGACACTCCCTTTAAAAATACCACCCGGCCTGCCCCAGGTTCTGCTCGCGCACCGTCACCGCTGGCCCTTGCGGGACCACGGGCGTGGCTTTGAGGAAGAGCACGGCATCCTGGGGAGGGGTCATCGGGGTCGTGAAGGTCTGCGCGCCCGCACTGGCCACGGTGAGCGGGGCGGCCGTCATCGTCGTGCGCGCCGTCGGATCAAACCACTCGACCGCATACTGTCCGGCCAGGAGGTTCACGGTAAACGAGCCCGCCGCCGGCTGATAGACCAGATATTCTTCGCCCGGCCAGACGAGGGCATAGCCGGTGGAGGTCAGCTCGGGATGGGGGACCGCCTGGCCCAGATGGAGCTTGGTGGCATAGGTCCGCGTATCGCCCATGCGAATCCGTGCTTCATACGTGAGGGTGGCGCCCGTCGTATCGGACGGGTTATCGGGCTCGGTATGATCCGGGAAAAAGGCGTTGCCCTCTAAGAGGGTGGGATTCCCCCCCCGCATGAGCATCTGCCAGACCCACGGATAGCCGCAGTGATAGGGCAAAATATGGTCACTATCGGGCATGCTCACCTTCTGCCCGGCGTAATCTGGCAGGATCGTACAGACCCCCGTATTACTTTGGGAAAAACCAATTTGCACAAAGTCGGCATGCGAGCCAAGCAGAAAGCTCACGACGGCGGGATTGGCGGCATACGAGGACCCCGTGGCCCGAAAATCGCTAATACTCACCATACGCCGAGGGGTGAAACACTGGACCTGTTGCTCGTCATTAATGACATCCACGATGCGGTTGGCAAAAAACCCCACCGTACCCCCGTCCAGCGCCTGCGTTTCGAGCTCGTTCCCCACTTCATAGAGGACATTGGGCGCATTGCCGACGGCGCGGACCAGGTCCCGCGTGTACGCTTCGTTGAAGGCGAGATTGTCAAAGGGCGCCGAGGTGGTCAGGGGCAAGATGTTCACCCCGACGTAGATGCCCAGATCCGCCGCCTGGGTCACCCGGGACGCGAGGATCGTAAAGTAGTTGGTACTCTGGGCGGAGCCATCATAGTCCTGGCTCGGCACCCGGATATAGTTGTGGTTGTTGGCCACGACATAGTTGAGATAGTCGGTGACCTCCGCGTCCGGCATCGTCGAGGCAAAGTTCCAGGAATAGGCGCCGGTCAGATAGACAATGTCCCCGGACTGATTCTCAAAATAGCGGGGATTCGTCGTGGACACCCGTAAGGGCGTGGGGGCTGGAGCTCCCCCCTCGTTCCGCTCCCAGGCGCCCACGTCTTGGGCGCCCTGGCGGCGCGGTTGGCCGCCGTAATCGGTGAGGATACTGGGGATCGCGTCGCCGGTATTAATCCCTGGCGAGCCATTGCCTAGGTGCAAATTGGTCGGCGCGGCCACAAAGAGGGGATCGCCGCCGAGGGCACAGGCCGCGCTCGTGGCGGCACAGAGATTCTTGGCCACCGTCGCCCCGCAGTTATTAACAATATTGCCCCCGGTATTACCGTACACAATATTGTTACGAAAGTCGCTGCTGGATGCCCCCGTATCACACTGGAGCCCGGCCCCCGTATTGCCGTAGATGGTGCTATTATAGACCCGCGTGCCGCTCACGCCCGTGTGGACCCACACCCCCCGGCCGCCATTGGAGTGCACGAGCAGATTTTGCAAGAGCGCGCCCGTCCCGGCATTCATATCGATCCCAGCGCCGCTGTTATTGCGGATTTCGGTTTCGCGGATGGTAATATTGGTTTTCGTGCCACTGGCCGAGATGCTCAGGCCCGCGCCGCCAGCACTGACCAGGTGGCACTGCTGACACAGAAAGCCATCAACGTCCGCCACAAGCGCCAGCGCATCGGACTGCACGTGATGGATAAAGACGCGGGTGACCTCGATCTGATCGGCCCCGTCCACATAGAGCCCCTCAAACTGGCCCGTGGTGGTGCCCTTGATCTCCAGGCGATCCAAGACAATATGATGGGCACTCGCCGTGAGGGCGACGACGTTGGAGGTCCGATTGGCCCCGTCGACGACCACGTTGGTAATCGTGACATAGCTCACGTCAGAGTTGAGCCACAGCGTCACGCTGCCCCCCGGCGGCGACTGCAGCACTGGGGGGGTCGTGCCATAGCCTTCGATGCGCGTATTGGTACTCATGCTCGGGCCGACGCCACCCGTAATCGGTTGCCGCAGCGTCTGCCATTCCTCGACATAGACCGCGCCGTTGCCCTCGACGTACATGACTTTCCCCGGCACGGTGAGACACGCCAGCCCGCCAGCCCAGGTCTTTTTGGCGGTGGTCGGCGCCTCGGCGGCCACGCAACTGTTGCTGTCGTCGCCCACAACCCCCCGCACGTAGATCGGGTTCCCCGTGGCGGGGGTGGTACCACCCCCGCCGCCTTCGACAAACTCCAGCGCGCCCTGATCGTAGGCAATGCCTTGGGGGCGGGCCTTCTTGTCAAAGTCGGTGGGGACTGTGGGGAGCGGAAACCCCTGATTGCGCGCGGGGCTGGTGGCGAGCAGGTGGAAATTCCCCGCGCTGGCGTTCTCGAATTGAGGATTCGTCCCAATAAGGTTGTCATGGACAACTTTACCTGGGGGGTTGTAATCGGAGAAGTCCCCCGCCGTATTGTTATAGAGGATATTGTTAATGGCCTCGACATTATCAGCTTGGGGGAACAGGACAAGTCCTGCGTTATCGGTACTGCCATAAATGGTATTGTTGTAGACTTTACAGTTCTTACAGCTATCCGTAATGTCAATTCCACCAAAACTCCCGTAGATAATGTTGTTTTGGGCCACATTATTGCTGCCACTGGCCAAGACCATAGCTGAATACTGGGTGTAGTATCCTACACTGAAATTCCATGAGTGATACCCAGCATTATAAATGCTATTCCCGTCAACCAGATTGTTGGACACAATGGTGGAATTGCTATCAAAGATGTGGAAGGCATAGCCACCAATATTCCTGAAGATATTGTTCTTAAAGATGGAATTGTTGCCAGAGAAATAAAATCCATAGGTGGCAATGTCATGGATGTAACTGTCAAGAAACTGTAAGTCTGTGACCGCACCATTGGCCCCATGTAGCGGGGAGTTCATCATTTCCACCTGGCTAAAACGGATATGGCTTGGCCCGTTGTTAAGGAACATTGCCACCCTATCCCCTTCAAAGGGGAGAGCTCCACCATCAAAGACAAGTCGTTCAAAAATCATCCAGCTGGCATCGGCGGCCATTTCAAGGGGACTTGAGTCTGAGGGTCGAATGGTAGCCGTCTCGCCGGGGTAACTGGCAATAATCGTTGCTGTCGCCCAGGACCCCCCACCACTGGGAGGCCAGGTGCCAATCACATAAGAAATCCTGGTGGTATAGGTGCCTTGCCTCAAGAGGAGTTTATCACCAGAGGCGAGACGGGCAATGCCTCCTGCCAAGGAACACGGGGAGGCTTCGGAACACGGCGACGTACTACTGGAGGTCGGCGAGGAATAATAGACATTGCCGCTGCCTGGGGGTGTAGGGTCAGGAGGAGTGCCCCCGCCGCCTTGCACAAACTCCAACGCGCCGATGTCATACGCCCCGCCTGCGGGCATAGGCCGGGCCTTTTTGTCAAAATCGTTCGTAACACCGGGCACCGGGACGCCCGCATCAATCGCCGGAGAGCCAGGGAGGAGATTGAAGACTCCGGCGGCGGCATTCTCGAATTTGGGGTCGGTTCCATCGGTCAAATTGTGGTGGAACACCAGCCCGGGCGGGTGCCAATCTTCCACATTCAGATGGGGATTCGCATAGCTAATATTGTTGATGACCTCCATATTATCGCCCCCGTTGCCCGAACTCAGCTGAATGCCACTCCCATCGGTGCTCCCATAGACCGTATTGTTGTAGACTTTGCAATTGAGGCAGGTATCGCCCACCTGGATACCACCCCAACTCCCATAGACCAGATTGTTCTTGGCTATATTGTTGCTCCCACTCGTCATAATGAGCGCATGGATGCCCCGGTAGTTGCCTTCGTAGTCTCGTGAGGCATGGCCCACATTGGAAATCCGGTTGCCCTCCACGACATTGTTGGAGAGCGTGGTTTGCCCAGAATCGTAGATATGGAACGCGGACCCACCGGTGTTGACGATGGTGTTGCCGCGGAACAGGGAGTCGTGGCCCGTGAAATACCAGCCATAGGTTTGCAGATCATGAATATAGCAGTCAATAAATTCCATGAACGCCCCGCTGGCCGCAAAGCCATGATGTGGGCTATTTTTGAGCTCCACCTGGTTCCAGCGGAGGTGATGGAGATTCGGTCCGGGATTCATAAACACGATGTCGTTAAAGGGGCTGTCGGGCATGCCTGAGCCATCCAAGACGAGGCGGTCAAAGATGATCCAGTTGGCGTTATTATCGATTTGCACGACGTTACTGTTGCCCGTGGGACGCAAGATTGCCGTTTCGTTCGGCGCGCTGGCCAGGACGCTGGCCGTCGCCCAGGACCCGCCGCCACTGGGGACCGCCAGGCCCTGGACATACGACAGGTAGGTGGTATAGGTCCCCCCTTTGAGCAAGAGGGTATCCCCCGAGGCCATGCGCCCCAGGCCCCCGGCCAGGGAACACGGATTGCCTTCGGAGCAGGTCGAGCCCCCCCCGGACGGGGAGGCATAGTAGGTGGCGGCATGCGCCGGGCGTGCGGCGAGGCCCCCAAGGAGCACGAGCAGCAACAGGAGGATGGGCATAGGGGTCTCCTACGGTTGTTGGCCAAAAAAGGGGAAGAAGCGAGGCGTGCGCCCGGGCGTGAGTCCGGAGGGCGCCGCCGCGACCGCGCTAGGAGCAGCAGGCAGCAGCGTGGGATAGCCCTGGCGGGCTTCGCGGCGCAGGGCACACACCTCGGCCTGTGACAGCGCACGGTCAAACAGCATCATATCGTCGAGGGTGCCACTCAGGCGCTCGCCCCCACCGGAGTCGCCGCCCAGGGACAGGACCCCCCCACTAATCGCGGTAGTGCCACCGCCAGGGGCTTGCGTAAAGTCGGTGGCACAGTCAATATACGTCGCACTTCCCTGGGCATTACTATGCGTAAAGGTGACTTGGGTCCGGACCCCCACGGGCACACTCAACGCGCCGGTGCCATCGTAACTGGGATTCGCCACATTCGCGGAATAGAACAGGTAGAGTTTGCCGTCACTGCGGACGTGGAGAATGCGCAACCCCCCCCCATCGGAAAACCACAGCGCTTGATAGCTCCCACCCGTGGCGGTCCGCGTGACCCACGTGACAATGGTGATCGCGGGAGGGGCAATACTCGTATCAAAGGGGATGCGCACGACATCATCGTTGCCGTCAAAGCGGAGGGTCGCCCCGGCGCCGCTGCGGTGGGGCCGGCCCCAGGTCACGCCATTCAGGAGCGCGCCATGGTTCCGCCGCACGAGGTCGTACCACGTCCCACTGCCACTCAGCCCGGGCGGCGCATACCACCACGACACCAGGCCCCGCGCGAGCGGCGCGCTCCGCTGCACCTGACTTTGCGCCTGGACCGTGGCGGCGGTCAGCAGCAGGCTCAGGGTAATGATTGCAAGATGTAGGGCGTACATCGGAGTGTCCATGGGGCGCCTTGCAGGGTCACGCCCGTGCCATCATTTTTGAGCAAGGCCTTAAAGACGCCGCGCGGGAGCTCAATATTCGGAATCATAATGCGTTGCGCGGTACTCACGGCCCGTAAGGGAAACACCAGATCGGGCACCCGGGCGGGATCCGTCCCGGCGGCGCCGTCTTCAAAGTTGGTCCCGTCCGCTTGGCGAATGAGCCACACGACCACGGCGGTATTGGCCGCGACGGCGCCACTCCACGCCCCCGTATTCAGTTCACAGTCGGCCCGGGTGTAGTTCCCACTCGTCAGCGTAATGTTCGCAGAAAGCACACTGGAGCCACTGGCAAGCCCGGTACTGGTGGTAATCCAGGTATCGATGGTGCCCCGGAGCCAGACGAAGGTGGAGGCGGCCCAAGTCGGTGGCGCCCAGAGCACAAGACTCAGGAGGAGGAGGAGAAGAACGAGACGTGTCCTCATGGCCGTTCCCCCCCCCGCAGTGCGAACCGAATATCGTGCTGCGTCAAGACGCCTTCCCAGACGAGGAGCCCAGGGTCCGCATTGCTGCCCGCGCCCTGGGTCACATAGATTTTTTCCGCGCGTGTGACGGCCCGCGTCGACTGCTGCTGAATATGGTTGCGGTTGTTCGTGGCATTGCCAGGGTTTTTGAAAATCGCATCCAGGGCGCTGCGCACGTTGGGCAAACTCGCATCCATAGACGGGGGGGTCCCATCAAAAAAGTCATGAAAGGTCATGAGCTCCTGCACGGTCAACGTCAGGTAGCCGTTGCCCTCAAAGATAAAGCTCGTGTTGGCCGGGGACTTCTCAAAGAGCAGGGCCTTGCGCGTCACCGCCGTCCGATACACCTGGAACGTGGGCGTCACCGGCTGGTTGTAGCGATCGGCGATCACCTGATCCCGGCCCGCCGTGATATCGGCTTGATTTTCGTTCACATCCGTCACCGTAATTTGAGTCTTGAGTTGCTGATACTGGGCGTCCGTTAGCGTCGTGGCCGCGCCGCCCCAGGCGAGACTTGCCCACCCGAGGAGCAGCCACACAGCCAGAGCCGCACGACTATGCATAGTTCTTTTTCTCCTAATTGGTCGCTATAACCTGGTGCTTTCCGTCCGTTTGTGAATAGGACAAGCCAATATCAAACCACCCCATTCCTGCGGCCGTGGCGGGGCAGGTCATGGCAAGGGGAATATTGGGCGACGGCAAAAAGCCCGCCGTACTCAACGTCAACACCTGCGCGTTAGTGCACCGCAAGCTAATCCGCGTCAGCGTGCCATCCGTCACTGTGCCACTCATGGTGATCGTGAGCGTTCCGGCCGCCCCGGTCATGGTGTAGCGGCACAGGGCGGCAATCTGTGCATTGCAGTTCAGGGTCGTGGCTGTCCCCGTACTCGTCGTCACGCCCCGCCCGACGCCCTGGGTCGTCGCCACGGAGCCATACTTGGCGGACACCGCATTAAAGATGACCTTGACCCGATCCGTCCGTGTGCCGTCCCCGGTGGTGGTGCTCGGCAGTGGAATGCCGTTTTCGGTGGTATAGATCGCGTGCCAGGTCAGCGCCCGGGGCGTGGTGGACTTGAACCGAAACGAAAGCTCCTGCTCCTCGGTGGGATTCCCCCCGGTCCCGATGGGCGCGTTAATCGTCAGATCCCCGGTAATGCCATCGACCAGGACGACGTCGGTCGTGTCGAGATTGGGCGTAATGGATAAGGGGCTTCCCGCTGGGGTATAGGCGACGGCCTTGGGCACGGCCTGCTTATTGGTGACTTTTTGGGCGCCTGCGAGCGTCACCACGCTGCTGCCATCGACCAGCGTGGCCAACGACACGGCCGCACACACGGCCGTCCCATCAGGGCGAAAGCCGCTCACAAAGTTATTCGTGCCGCAGTTGGCGAGCGTGCCCGCCCGGAGCTTGTTCAGGCGGATATTGCTGGCGTGCATACGCCCACCGAGTTGCTGGGCCTCACTCAGGGTGAACGTACCACTGGTGAAGAGGAGGAGCAAACAGAGCAGGCCTCGTCGCATCATCAACACCCCCATAGGACAATACAAACTAAAACTCACCACAGCTCACAATAAGATTGATCCGCGTCGCCGCCGTGAGCGCCGTCGCATAGGTGGCCTGGAGCGTATCGCCCGTCGCCAATTGAATATAGGGATTGCCGTCGCTATCGAGCGGCAAGCCCGGCCAGAGCGTCGGCGCCAGCAGATTGAGGGGCGGCGTCCCATTGAGAAAGCCCTGACTGACGGTGGTAGCCGCCGCCACCCCGCCGAACCGGATGCCCCCACTCACCACCTGCACGGTCACGAGATGGGTGACTGTCCCGTCATCCGTGGTGAGCCACATGGCATTACAGCGCGCGCCGTTGGTCCCGGCCGTGTAGAGTGTTTTGTAGGTCCCGGCGGTATCGGTGCCCTGGAGAAACTGCACCTTGCCCACCGTGGGCGTCTGCATAAAGACTGGACTATTGGGCGTCACCGCCGCCCAGCTCGGCCCCGCCAGGACGGTCCCGAGCAGGGCCAGGAAGCCCACGAGTCGTCGCCTGTACATCCTAGAGCCCTCCTGCATGAGCATGGGCACTGAGGGCCGTCGTGGCGGTCACAAAGGCCGGCACCCCGCCGCCCCCCGATCCGCCGCCGCCCCCCGGTCCCCCGCCCGTGAGTTGCATGTTGGTCCCGTCATAGCAGACCGTGATGATCTGCCCATTCGCTACATCATTGGCGGCGAGGTCCGTTGCCACCGTTGCCACAAATTTCTTCAACGTCTTCGGGCCGCGCCCATTGATATTGAGCGTCGCGGCGCCCGTCACGGTATGATTCGCGGCGAACATAAAGCACTGATTGGTCACATAGGCCGCGATGGCCGGGTTGAGTGTCAGGACAAATGCATTGCCGCTCCCCGTCGCGGTCCCGGCATTAATCGTGCCCGCCACCGTCAGGTTACTGTTAAAAAACTGACCTTGTGCCCAGGCAGGCACGCTCCAGAGTCCCAGGAGTACCAGGGCCAGTCCTGCGACCTTCATCATGCTGCACCTCCTTGTGCTGTGAGGGCTTCGAGCACCGTCACGCGCTCGGCGAGCGCCTCCTTGTCCTGGCGCGCCGTCTCCAGGAGCTGGCATACCGTTTTGAGCGCATTGAGGAGCAGGTACGGGAGGGCCTCGGTATCGAGGGCCAGGAGGTCCGTCTCCTCACTGTTGGGCGTCAGCACGCCCCGACGACTTGTGACCATATAGGGGGCCACAGCCTGTACAGCTTGCGCCCGGAGGCCGATATGGCGCTGCTGCGTGATCGGGATTCCACCCTGGCCGTTATAGCGAAACCAGATGGGATCGAGCGCTAGGAGGACGTCGAGCCCCTCCAGAAACGGCTCGATGTCCTTTTTGAGCCGTTCGTCCGAGGGACTCAGCCAACTGCCACCGCCGGGCTTCGTCGCGGTGCCCGTAATCGTCAGATTGCCGCTATTATCAGTCGTCTGGACAACACTGCCCGTTTTATTCAGGGTTTCGACCACTTCACCGCTGCCCATCTGGAGCAGGAGGGCGCCGTCATCACTCAAGACCCGCACAGCAGAGGCATTCGTCACCCCCGCATCCCGGATTTCAAAGTCGCTGCCGGTGATGGCGGTGGCTTTGACAATGAGGAGGCGACCGCTGGTGGGGGTAACAAACGTCATCACGACATCATACGTGTTCGGATCGACCGTAATGGTGTTGGGCAGGAGGCTCTGCCGCGGGCTCCCGTTATCATAGACGGCGAAAAGGAGGGCCGCCGTCCCGAGCCCATGCGTGGCGCCGGGCACGCTGACCGTCGTGGCGCTGGTAAAGGTCGCCACAAACCGCGGGCCGGCCGCACTCACAATGATCGTCCCGCTCGCGGGCGTGACAAAGGTGACGCTCACGTCTGCGGTCGCGGGGGCAATACTGACGGGGACCTGCGTCAGGATATTCTGGTTGCCACTCACGGTATAGACGCGCACGAGCAGATCGGCGGTGCCGAGGGCATGCGTGCTACCGGGAATGCTGACGGTCGTTTGGTTCGTAAACGCCATCGTATATTGGGGACTCGGCGCGGCCAGGCTGATGACCCCGGTTTGCGGCGTAAGGAACGTAAAGGTGGCATCATACGTGAGGGTGTTGATGGCCACCGTATTGGGCTGAATGACCTGGCGCGGCGTCTCGGCATTGTACGCCTGGAAGAGGGGAGCGGCCGTGCCAAGGCGATGCGTGGTGCCCGCAATCGTGACGCTGGTCGTGGCATTGAAGGTGAAAAAGAGCGGGCTCTCGCCGCCGCCGGGCAAGAACTGTTGCAGGCGCGCCGCGAGGGAGCCAAACGTGCCTTGCGGATTCGTGCCGAGCGTCGTTTCAATGGCGACGGTGGCCGCCAAGCTATCGTTGATGACCTCGGCATCCAACCTCGATGCCGAATCGGGGGCTATCGGCGCGGAATTGATAAACGTCTGCCGTGTATCGATCGCTCCTGGAAATCCCGTGCCTATCCCCGCGCCGAGTTGGGCCATTTTAGACCTGCCCTTTCTGGCCTTCGAGCGCCTCGACACGAACCGTGAGTGCGGCGACCTGTTCGACCAAGGCCTCTAGCGTCACGCCTGCGACGGCCACGAATGGTCCCTGCGACGGCATGGTGTGCGGACGCACGTCCTGCACGACTTGCTCTCCGAACACGCGCCACTGGTCCTGCATCCGCGAAGGCGGCACCTCGTCGCGGACCAGATACCCATAGCCAGGCTCGTCCGGGCCACGCTGTGCCTCGACAAAGGCCCGTGTGCTACTCTCCCAGAGCCCGACAATGAGGCCGTCGTCCGTGCGGTATTTGAGCAGATAGGGCATCAGCGCTGCCTCCGCAACCCGACCATCTTGATATGATCCGCCGCAACATTGTTGACACCCGTGCCGTTCATAAAGGTCGCCACAAAGGCTTTTGCCCCGAAATCACTCGGCGCCGTGTAGACCGCTTGCACGACCATGGTGGAGCGAAAATTGCCAATCATCTGGCCAAAGGTCAACTCGCCCCCGGCGACACTATCCTCGCGGATACGCAGATAACAGGCATCCGCACTCGTGGCCACGCTGACGGTGGCGGTGAGCGTCATCCAGACCTGATCCCCGGCCTTCAGCTCAAACACGAGCGATGCGAGCGCGGTTTCACTCGTCGTCACGCTCATGCCCACAATATCCGTATAGGACACACTGTTCGTCACGGCGTTGATGTAAATCTTCTCCGTGACCACGGCCGACGGGGCGATCCCGGGCGTTTGTGCCCCGGTCTCCGGGCTCCACATGAGCGAGCCATCCGGGTGGTAAATGAGGATGCTATAGTTGGTCGGTCCCGCCGCAATGCGCCCGATCCAGACGCGAATCGTGTTGTTGTCATCACGGACAATGATCTGGCGGTTCACACCATCGAGAGTAATGGGGGCAAACGACCCGGCAATCGGGCCGCCGAGCAGCAACTGGGCATTGATCGTGCCTGCAGTGATTTTATCGGCGCGCAGGTCGCTAATCTGGCTTGTAGTGACAATCTCCTCGGCAATTTGCGCGGTGCCCGTAATCAGGGCCGTATCGGTACGCAGATGGCCCGCATTGATGACGCCAGTTTTAATCCCGGCCGCCGTCACCCCTTCCGCATTCGCGTCAAACATGAGCCCGCCGATATTGTTAAAAATCTGAATGCCGTACTGATCCGACAGCGGCCCCAACTTCCCGAGCAACACGCGGTTATTGCCCAGATACTGATCCCGGATGACCATAAGACTATTCGTGCCATCAATATAGACGCGATCGGCCACGCCAATACTCACGAGCGCGGTCAGTTGCCCCGTGAGGATTTTCGTGGCGACGAGCGAGCTAATATACGTGTCATCGAGTTGCCCGGCGACGGCCGTGACGCCCGCCGTCGGCGAGGCCGGGTGAAACGGCCCAATATTGCCCGAGGTATCGACGGGGCGAATCCAGTAATAGGCCCGTTGGTTGGGGGCAAACCCGGTGTGTTCAAAGCTATAGCTGCCCTGGCCAATCACCCCGGCCGTACTGCGATCGTTGAGCCCGGACGTCCAGACCTCACTGTAGTCGTAATCCAGATCGCCCGGCGGCGTCCACAGGAGGGCGATCTTTTGCACGGTGCCAATGGCATGCAGGTTCGCGGCCGCCGAGGGCGGCGTCCCATCGCGGCCGGTGGTAATGGAGACCTCGGGATCGGTAAACGCACTGAGGTTCGCCAGGCGATCAATCGAGGCGATCTTGGCAAAGACCGTGACATTGCCGGGGACAAAAATTTTATAGCTCGTATCAAAGCGCCCGGGCTGCACCACCGTGGGGATATTCGGCGAGGCCACGCGAAACACGAGTTGATAGCCGTTTAGATCCTCTTCCCCCTGGGCGTTCCAGTGGGCCATCACCCAGGTCATGACCGTCCCGTCGGCGCTGGCATCGGTGCCCGTGGTGAGAAACAGGCCCGTGGGGACGGCTGGCGGCGTATTGTCCAGTTTGTCTGCTGTGAGGGCGACGGGCGTAAAGGACGCGATCTGCGAACCCAGGCCGATGCCAAACGAATCATAGGGAATAATCTGGACGTAATACGTGAGGTCCGCAATCAGATCGGGAATGAGCAGCAGCTGGGTATCGGTACCCAACGTCTGGTTGGGGATGGTGGGCGGGTTGCCGGCATCGAGCAACACCAGAAAATGATCAAAATCCCTGGGGCGTACCCATTGTTTCCAATCCACGCGACCCGCCACAAAAAGCCCACTGGCTTCCGGCAAGATGTTACTCATGTCCGGGGGCGGATTGGTGACCACGATGACCGCCGGGTCGAGCGAGAGCAGTCCCGTATTCGTGACCGCCCACACCATAATTTGCAAGTCGCGCCGTGCCCCGGCGTAGCCGCTGCGAATCTGGTCTTCTTCGTTTTGCTGATGCGTGTATGTCCACTGCACGCTTTGGCCGACCGGGGCCAGCGCCGCGTTGAAGGCGCGCAGGAGGTACAGTTGGCCCGGTGCCCAGACCTGGACGACATAGAAGGCGACAAAGAACGTCTCGCTAAACAACGGGCTGTCGGCGACGCTATCCCACTCGACATGGAGGTCCCGCCCTTCCCAGATGCTCACTCCCACGGCTTGGCCCTGCAGGCGCAAGTTGCGCGGAGAGGCAGGGAAATAGCCCGGCGTCGTGGGACCGGCGACATGGATGACGGCCTCGCGCGCCCCGGCATTATTGGGGACGCCCAAGTACGAGATCGGCACGACGCGGTATTGATACGTCGAACCACTAATGGCCGTATAGTCGTCCCAGTCCAGGACATGGCCCCGCACTTGAATGATCGGCGTATAGTTATAGTTGGGGTCATTCGGATCGCTAATCGCCCCGGCGCCAATCGTGCCCGCCTGCACCTGGCCGAGTTGCCCCGTGGCCTCCAGCACGCGGCGCAAGATCATGGCCCCCCCATACGGGGCATAGCCACTACTGAGGGGCGCCACATCCCACGAGAGATTAATCACGCGCAGGCTGGCCCCGCTCGTCTGAATCCGCGTCACTTCCGTGGCCACGAGACTGAGAAGCGGCGGCGGCGGGCCTTCCGGGTTAAAGAGCGTCGTAATGACAGGAAGCGGCGACGCCACGGCCTCATCATAGATACTGGGATTGTGAATCAGCGCTTCGAGGCTCACCGTCAAATCGCTTTTGCGCCGTAGCCCGGTCACGCGAAACGTGCGCGTATTGGCATTGGTCGTCAACGTGCCAAAGACGAAGGTCGAGGTGCGCGCGACGGGGAAGATGCTGAGCTGCGCGGCAAGATGGAGCGTGCGGGTCGGCCCCAACGTGATCGTGAGGACCTCGCGGGCTTCCAGCGTGTCATCTTCGTGGCGCACGTAGACCACATACGTGAGGTCCTGCTCAAAGAGGCAGTCCTCGTCGACCTCCAGGATGGCCGCATTGGAGCCCTCCTGAATGCGGCCTGACGTCCCCCACCCCGGGAGGGGATGGGCAAAGCGGAACAGATCGTGCATCTGTAACGGCAGCGCTTCGAGCGAACAGTCCATCTCCAGGAGGAGATTTTCAAAACGCCGCCGATTCAGTTCATACTGGAGCGCCCGCATGATCCGGCTGGGCTTGGTCACCCCGCGCAAGTCAAAGCTGTGCTTATGGACCTCGGGGGGCCACTGCGCCAGCGTCGGCCAGGTAATGACATCTTGCTCAAAGTCGTGTTCCTCACTGGCAAAGCGGGCTTCGAGCACGTTAATGGTATCCACGTCCTGAATATAGGTGAGGCGCACATTACTGACCGACGTCCAGGACAGGAGACACGTCGGCAGTTCGTCCCGCGTCGGTCGCGGCGTCCACAGCCCCGCCGTTTTGAGGAGAATGCCGCGCGAGCCGCCCATGGTTTCCAAGAAAAACTGCTGCGCCCGCGTCTCGCGATCGAGGACATAGTTGAGCGTGTGGCGCCGCTCGCCCTGAATCTCTTGATCACAGTACGCGGCGTAGAGGGCAAAGGCCGTGAGGTCAATATCGCTATCCGGCACGCCCGTGCCATAGCGCCGATGGGTGAGCGCATCCAGGACGCACCAGGCGGGATTGTCGGACCACGTTTCTGGGACGGCCAGCGAGCCCACGCGTACCTGACGGCCCCGTACCTCCACGGTGATATTGGGGAGGGCACCCCGCAAGGCATCGGTCGCCAGCGCCCGCAACCCGAGCCAGGCCGTATAGGGATACGCATAGGTATCGGGCACGTACTCGGTGACACTTTCCAGCACACTCTTATACCGGGCGCGGAGTTCGTCCGTGTTGCCGGCCCGCAGATGCTGGATCTGAATATCGTAGGACCGATACGGCAACCCCTCACGGCGTATGCCAATGCGTACCGTCGCCGTACGGTCGGCATTGACTTGGAAGACGGTCCAGGCCGACCACGCCCCCGAGCCTGCCGGGGCAAAGCGGTACTGGAGGACCACCGTATTGCTTTGTTTCTGCCCCTTCTCATCGAGAAAATACAAGCCCTCGGGCCAGGCCAGATTGAGGACAAAGGCATGGAGTGCGGCGTTCGAGGTATAAGTCAGGGGGCTTTCTCCGATGTCACGCCCGTCGGCAAACGTGTTGCGCGCGCCGCCAAACTCCGCAAAGGCTGGCTGATTGGCCGTGCCGACGCCGGTATAAACCTGGACGCCGGGGAAGTTGGCCAACGGTTGCCCATTAATCTGGATCGTGTCGGTCAAGATGGCGTCAATGGGGCCTTCACACAACGCGATCATCAGCGTTAGCGTGGGCGGATTCGTAATAGCCTGGTAGGTGCGTGAGCCCTGATTGTAGAGCATGGCCGTGCCGCCGCCCTGGTAGGGATGATTAATCCCTACGGCCCACGAACTATCCAGGACAAAGGTATCGGCATCGCCCACATGAATCGCCCATGTGGTATTGACCTCGGTTTTACCCTCGACCCCCTGAATAAAGACGATCTGCCCGGTGACAAAGCCGTGATGAGGGGCCGTCACGTAGACAATGTCCGAGGGTTCCCCGTGCGTGACATTGATAATCGTGGCACTGTGGGCGGTGGTGCCATCATCCACGACGACGGCCGCTTGATCCACGGTCGCCAGGAGGAGTTGCCCGCCAATGCGGTGGCGCCCATAGACAACCGGGACCACCGCGCCCGGGCCAATGGCCGTGCGAATCCCTTCAAAGCTAAAGGTGCGTTCGGTTTCCCCGCTCATCTGGTTTTGGTGGGGAAGCATGAGGGGCTTCGGGCGAAAGAGGAAATGGGAGGCGGCCGAGACAGCCAGGCCAATGAGGATCGGCACGAGGATTTCAAGAATCCCGCCGGTAATACCCCACGTCGGCCAGAGCCAGATCTCATCCCCGGCTTGTGGGACATAGCGCGCGTAATGCTCGGGCAGGATCGTGGCCCCGTTCACCGTCACATGGCGCAGGGCTTCCCCCTCGGGCAGATAGGCGTCGAGCGCATCGCCGGCCGGGAACACCTCGCGTTGCACGCGCAAGTGTCCATCGGCTGCCCGCAAGGGCGACAGCACCAGGATACAGGTGACGGTGCCTACAGGAGCCGCCGCAACCGCGCCATTTGGAGCAGCCACGGCCGCCAGAGCCGCATCAATTGCACGCATACGTTTAGTGTCTCACCCGTATGAACGATCTGCCGCTGATCTACGACAACGCCGACATGGCTCGACGCCAGGCCGTTACTCCGCAAAATCCAGATGTCCCATGGCTGGCTCAGCGCGACAGGATCACGCGGATCGTCACGCCACCAGATTTCTTGCACTTGGGCGGCAGCCGCCGCCGGGTCCGCGTCCAGATCAATGCCCCAGCCTTGCCCAAAGAGGCGCCGCAATAATTGCCAACAATCGCATTGCGCATAGGGCAGACCCAATAAGGGCTTTACCAAGGGCTCAATCTCAGGAATAACCACATCTATCATAGTCAGTTTCTAATTCAGCCTTCGAGGGATGTTCGGGTAGCCACCACTCTGGGTATAGCGTCGCTTCGGTATCGTGCCCGTGAGCGTAATCCCCTCGGCCTGGAGGTCGACGACCGCCGTGAGAAAGTCCGTCGCCACCTGTACCACCTGAAAGACTTCGCCCGCGCCAAAGGGCGTCGCGTCGGGCTGCTGCGTATCAATGGGCCAGATCGTTACAATCCAACTCTCCCGGCCCCAATAGTGCTCCAGTAACGAGATAAACGCCTGATCCACATTACCCACTGTGGCCCGGAGGCGCACGAGGGATTGACTCGTGGCGTCTTCGAGGGCGTCCACGTCCACGCTATAGCGTAAATAAGGAATGCCGTGAAAGAGAACGTCCTGGTCATAGTTCACCAAGCGATACGGGACGGGGGCGCCGGGAATAAATACTTCAAAAAGCCACGTGATGACGTGATCGGAGTGCAACTGGTTCTTTTCTCGGACCAGCGCTGCTGAGAGAATGCGTGGCATCTATAGTTGCTCTTGGATTAATACAACCATGTTAAAACGCCCGCGTCCTTGCGTGAACACGTCGGCAGCTTCCGGGCCAATCAGCTTCACAGCCGGTTCCATCACATCTTGCGCAAATCGGGCCGTCGCATTAGGCAGATAGGGGACGGCGATGGCACTCCCCGTGCCGCCTTGGGCCGCCGAGCCATTGAGCGCAAAACTTGTGGAATCGAACCGCGTCAGCGTCCAGAAGCCATTAAGCCCCGCGTGTGTCGCACTGTTCAGCCACAACCACTGGTTGGTCACGTAGCTGTGCTGGAGGGTGCACACCACGGGCGTTGTATTGCTGTAATTCACGCGGTCCCCGCCGGTGCGGTGCAGCCACTCAAACGGCAGTACGCCCAGGCGCTGCTGCAGCAGGAAGTCCCGGAGCACGCGCATTTGCGGGGTGGTCAACCCCAGGTATTCCAGCTGATACTGGCGCAACGGCCGGCTGTGCTTGGGGCGACGCGCCGAGTAACCTTGGTCTGACTCGAACTCGTGCATGGGGTCCTGTATGGCCGCAACCGAGATCGAAGATGGTATTGGGTCAATCGGAAATACTGGCACGCGCTACGCCCCTCTTATCGCAGTGCTTGTAACGTCCGTACAATACGTGAGCCTGAGCCTTGGCCTATTTCTGAAAGAACCTCATTAATAATTACACTTCGCCCTAGGGCACGTTCGCGGGCAGCCTCTTGTTCGGCTACAGCCCTATTCGGAGTATTTATAATTGTCACGCCGGCGGCTTGCCCTCCGGCGGTCGGCCCTGCCTGCATGGCACCACGCATCAGTGCTTGCATCTGAGGCCGATTGAGCACAAATTCGGGGTTCATCGCTGGGTTCTCGCCGGCCATAATCGCCGTGGGTTTATTGACCACCGCGCCCCCTTGTGCCATGAGAATCTCGAAGCCGCCGCCCCCACCACCCGCACTGGCCCCGGCATTGGAGAAGGCCGCGCCGCTACTTGGGGCAACAGCACCGCTAATGGCGCTGAGCCCAAGCCGGATGAGCATGCGAAAACCCTCGTTGAGGGCAATCTGAGCCACCGAGTCAAGGATACTTTTGGCCATCAGGCGGAAGGCATCACTGACGCGCTCGGTGCCATCAATAATGCTGAGAAGGCCCTGCGTGATGGTCTGCGCCGCCGCATCGCCCACCCGCTCGGTCACCTGCATAATCTCGTTAAAGCGCTCTTGCTCGGTAATGGCGCGCAACTGGGCTTCCTGCTCGGGCGTCAACGCCACGCCCTGCCGCCGCGCTTGCGCCCGCAACCGCAGTTCCGCGCGTTCCTCGCGCGGCGCCCGGAGGCGCTCTAGCGTGCCCTCAATGCTCTGCGTCATCGCGTCGGCACTCTCTTGCGCCTGACGCTGCGCATCGGTGCGGGCCTTGATGGCCGCAAAACTGCTCTCCATCGCTTGCTTTTCTTCAATGAGCAGCCGCACGTTTTCTGCCCGCGTCTGGATTTCCTCGTCCTGGGGAAACTGGGCGGCCAGGCGCGCGGCCTCGTTTTCCTTGCGCGCGTCCGCCGTGAGCGAGTATTGCTGCTCCAAGCGCTTCAGACTCTCGACAGCTTGGTCGCGCTTGCGCATTTCCTCTTCGAGGGCGCGGAGATATTCGCGGCCCGTCGTCATGGCCTGCTGACGCCGTTCCCGCGCGTCGACGTCTTGCTGCCGCTCTTCCTCGTCAATGGCCCGGAGGACCTCGCGGCCCGTCTCCATAATTTGACGACGGCGCTCGGGGTCGGGCGTCTGCGCTTCTTGCCCCGCTTCTAAGGCGCGTTGCTGGCGTCCGGCAGCGTCGAGCATGCCCTGAATGGTCTGCGGCATGCGCCGTAAGACATCCTGAGCAAACGTCGCGTTTTCCCCGGTAGGGAGCGGAATACCCCCACGGGCCGGCCCCGCATTATAGGCGGTGAGGGCGCGCTCGACGTTGCCATTGAATTTCTGGAGGAGCTCGGCAAAATACGTCATGCCAGCCCGCAGATTGGTTTCGGGATCGAACTCCCGGCCCCCGGCACCATACGCGGCGGCGGTGCTCGGCATGAGTTGCATGAGTCCCCGCGCACCCGCGCGGGAAACAGCCTGCGGATCAAAGCGGGATTCCTGCTCAATTAAGGCCCGCATGAGGTTCGGATCGAGCCCTTTTTCGCCAGCGATCCGCTCAATGAGGGCATCAAGGGAGTTCGGGGCGCCACTCGGCGTGATCGTCCGGCGCAGCCCTTCCCCGAGCTTGCCAATTTCTTCCTGCACGGCCTTGAGGGTTTTTTCCCAGGCTTTGAATTTCTGGTCTGCCACGTCGAGCGCGGAGAGAAACGGGGCGTTGAGCTCAATATCGCGGAGTTGCTGGCGTCCTTGTTCCAGGATTTTCGCTAAGCGGTCTTCCGTCGCTTGGAGTGGCCGCTCCCCTGCCGGAATCTCGACCCCAAAGCCGACTTGGCCCCCCGGCCCAAAGCCTTCCGCTTGGAGCTTCCGTTGAAACTCGGCGACCGCCTTGCGTTGTTCGGCATCGAGCGCTTGCAGCTTGTCCCGAATGGCCCGCCGCTCCTCTGGCGTGATCGGTCCCGCAAAGCCGGGCAGCATGCTCTCGACCAATTGCGCGGCCTGGGCGCCGGTAATCTGTGCCTGCAAGCGCGCCAACTCGGCTTGGCGTTCCCGAATCGCGGGAGGGAAGCCTACACCGCCCTGTGGGAGAGCCCCGACCGGGGGACCCGCTTCCCGGCTGCGTTCGTCCTGCACCTTGCGCATGGTGGCTAGGAGCGTGGTCGCGGCCTCCGCCATGCTTCGGAGCATATCGAGCAGTCCAGAGGCGGCGATCGTTTCCCCGGCGAGCTTCACCTCGTTGGCCAAGCGTTGAAATGCCGCGGCCGCGGTATCGGTGGCGGTCGCCACGGTCCCAGCAAATTCCGTGCGGAATTGATCGCTGAAGCGCCGGACAAACTCAATACTGTCCTGGCCCTTCTCGATCATCTTGTTGAGTTCTTGCGTTGTCATGCCAAAGGCCCGCGCCGCAATCTGTGTGGCGCCCGGAATGGCCTCGGCCAGCTGTTGACGTAATTCCTCTTGTGATACGACGCCTTTGGAAACCATTTGCTGGAGGGCTAAGAGGCCGCGCTCGGTCTGCTGCGAGCTCGCGCCCATGGCCCGCATGCCCACCACCATGTTTTCAAAGATACGGGCCGCCTGCTCACCCTGGATAGACGTGCCACGAGTCGCGGCGTCAAAGCGCCGGAAGTTTTCGGCAAGCGGAATGACTTCGATCCCCAACCGCTGCGCCAAGGTGATCATCTGCTGGAAGGCCGCGGCGCCGGCACTCACGCCCTGGATGGCGGTAAATTGCTGGCGTAACTGCTGGAATTGGACACCCACGGCAACAATACTCGTTGCCAACTCTTTCATCTGGCCGATGATGGCGCCAATGCTGGTGGCAATCCCGATGCCCCCGGCCACACTGAGCGCCGCACTGAGGGCCGCGCCTAGACGTCCTGCACTCTGCTCCGCGTCGTGGGCGGCTTGCCGCTCCGCCGCCCGGCGTTCTTCGGCGAGCTGCCGCGCCTCCTGCGCCGCTTGACGGGCGGCCACTTGCTGTTGTTGCATGGCGGCTTGTTGGGCTTGGGTCGCCCGTTGGGCCGCCGCCGCCACTTCTTGCGCCGCCTGCCGCGCCTCCTGGGCTGCTTGGCGGGTGGCCTCCCGGCTTTGATCTTGGGCTTGCCTATACTGGAGCGCGGCGCTTTGCGCCTGGCTATAGGCTTGCGTTTGCTGGGTAATCGCCTGGGCAAGAGCGAGATAGGCTTGGGAGAGTTGCGCCGTCGATTGCTGGCCGCCTTGCTGCTGCTGGCGCACCTGCCCCAACGTCTGGCTGAGCTGCGTGAGGCGCTGTTGCGCCTGTGTCAGCGCCTGGTCAAAGCCACTGGCGTCGATTCTCAGTTTCGCGACTATGTCACCTACAACTATCTCTGCCAAGACTATTCCCTCTCAGTTCCATTCGCGGTATACAGGCTATGCAACATTTCGATCCGCTCTTGCATATCCTCCAACCGAGGCGGCGGTGGAGGCGGGGGCGGTGGCTCGGGATACCCCAGGACCGCGAGCATGTCTTCCAGCGTAAACGGTTCACGGCGCTGGTCCGTATCACGATGCACGTTCCAGTACGCTTGCAGGAGTACCGCCATCGGGCGTACCTGCCGTTGCTGCTGCTGCCAGTACGCCTCGGCCAGCAAATGCCCTTCGAGGAACGTCATGCCCCAGAACTCGCGTTCGCTGACACCAAGGCAGGTCCGTTCAAAGGCCCAGAGCTTGCCCCAGTCGATCCGCCCAAAGGGTCAGTGTCGACGGCCTCCGCCTCAGCCGTGACAGCGTCTACGACGACTTGCGGGCTCGCGTTACTCCAGGCTTGAAGGATGAGGCCCGCATAGGGAATGAGCCCCGTAGGATCGGCGTAGGGCAACGCCTCTTCCACCTGCGTGAGCGTCAACGCCGGGTCTTCATGCAGGCAGCCTTGCCACAGGAGCACGCTGATATTCACAAACGACAGCTTGCTCAGGTCGTTGTCGAGGAGCATTTCACTCAAGCGCCGTACGGCTTCAAAGAAGGTGTAATCCCGCCCCCAGATCTGGGTCAGGCGCAACTCAATCGTTTTGACGGCGGCACGCGTAAAGAGGAGCTGGCGCGGCTTGTCGAGCTCAATGGGCACGAGGGCCACAATAGAGGGCATTAGACCGGCTCCTCGGTTTTGAGCACCGGCGCATCCGCCGCCAGGCCCACACTGGCCGCCTGGGGGTTGTTCACATGGATAAGCGCGGTGTCGCCAATCGGGACCACGCCAGCGCCGAGATCGGCATCCACGCCAACGCTGATCGTACTATCGCCCATGGCCCCCGCTACCACCCACGCGCTCGTCTCATCAATGGGCTCGACCGTACAGGTCCCCTCGACACTCCACTGTGCCTCGCCATCGACCTGCGCGGGTTGGCCGCCCGCCGTCAGGGGCGTAATCGCCAATCGGCATTTCTCTTCCGTCGTCATCGTCACTTCAATCGGCATGGTGCCTCCTGTGGTGGCCTGCACCGGCCCGACATGCCAGCGAAGGCTCGGCGCGGCCGGGGCCGTCATGACCACCTGGTCAATGTGAATCGTCTCAATCGTAATGGTCATGCTCATGCAAAAGTTATAGCCCCATCTACAGTCAGTTCAAATTCGAGCGGCAGCGCGCCGTTGACCGGTGCGGACGGAATGCGGTACCTGGTAACAAAGGCCTGGAAGGTCCAAGTCGTCGCGCCCGTATTCGGAAAGCGAACGGTAAACGCGGTCGACGTGCGGTTAATCATGGCCGTGCGTAAAGCGACATGTTGCGCATTGGCAGGCACAAAGTTGGCCGAGACGCGGATCGTACCACCATCGAGCAAGGTCGGAATTTTACTACTCCAATTGCCACCATCATGGGCCGAGACATCGACCACATTGAACTGTGCGCCAATCTCAGAAGCATTAGTTATTTCTGGTATGGGAGTACCAGCCATATTAATAACAATACCAGTCGCGGCAATCGCCTGAGTAGCCAAAACTAATCCTTTCCATACTAAGAAAATATTCTATCTTTGCCTTCGCTTCTAGGCTATACTCTTGGGTACTTGGTAGCGCCTAGCTAGCGCTCGTCAAGTCTCCGCTGCTAACCCAGTAGAGAGCCAAGTACTCTCCTCAACCTTGGTTAGAAGGTGTCTATGGAAACCCCTGCGTACAGAGTCTGTTCGACGTGTGACCTGAAGAAGCCTCTTGTAGAATTTTCTCTTGATAAACATGGCAAATCTGGAAGAGCTGCTTCGTGCAAGGCTTGTAAACGTGAATATGCTGCTCGATATAAGAAAGAGAACCCAGAAAAAGTACGACAGAGCGGTAGGCAATCCTATGCGAGAAACCTTGCGAAACATCAAAGATATCGAGAAACAAACAAAGAACAGAGACGTGTAAAACGCATACAGTACTATCACAAGAACCGTGAGATACTGGTGCAAAAAGCGAAGATACGAAATAAAGCCAGTCGAGTACAAATAAACGCTCGAAGAAAGATTTATAGGGCCGAAAACTTCGAAAAAGCGATTTTGATTGAACAGGCTAGAAGCCACAACTATTACCTTCTCAATAAAGAAAAAATAAAATCTGTTGTTCTACGTTACAGAAAATTAAATCCTGAAAAAGTCCGAAACTGGAAGCACACACGACGTGCTGCTAAAAATGGGACTACGGGCAACGATTTGACGCCTGCACAATGGCGCGAGATTCAAGCCGCGCAGAAACATCGCTGCTACTATTGTGATAAACGATGTAAAGGCAGACTGACTCAGGACCATATCATTCCCATTAGCAAAGGCGGCGCTCATACATTGCATAATGTCATTGGCGCCTGTCTTTCCTGTAATACAAGCAAAAGAGCTGGGAGCCCTTCTATTCCTGTCCAGCCATTCCTCCTAACCGTAGCACCTGCAAAGAAAACACGTATGGCTCGTTAGGACAACACAGGTGCGTCTGGGAATTCGAAAGTTACTTGTGCCGTAAGGGCGCCTGCCATGGGCGCCTGATCCCTCCAACCTGTCACATAGCCAGACCACCACCATGTTGTCTTAGTAGCATTCGGCAGTACCAGCAGATACGGACGGCGCGTGCGGGTTTCCATCAGATGAATGAGGCCCGTGACTGTGCCATGCGTGGGATGGGTTGGCACATGGTTGACGACGAGACGCATGCTGTTATTGGAGAGCATCGTGGGTATTTGCGAGCCCCAGCCGCCAATGCCGTCGTGTGCGCTCACGTCTATGACTGACGCCATAATACCCGCGTCCTGGACGTCGGTGACTTCCGCAATCGTGGCATAGGTACTATCGAGGGTGAAGACGCCGCCCGACGTGTACGCGCCGTTACCGACCGAGCCCCGGAGCCGGGCGGTCGTGGGCGTCACGGCTTCAGCGATCCACGGGCCATTCGCCCCGGTATTCCCGGCGACATTTGTGACGGTGACTTTGGAGACATCGACAATGCCATGCACCGCACTCGTCGTCACAACAATTGGAGTCGTATTCGTCGCACCAGTAATGTTCAGAACGGCTGGGATGCCATCGCCAAGGCGCAGCGCTATTCCAAAAGCTGAAATGGCCTGTGTCGGCATAGACTAACCCCCCGCCGGTGTCGGTTGGGCCGGTACGGGTTCGTCATCGGGCGCAGGTTCGTCATCGGGCGCAGGCTCAGGCGGAGGAAACGGCGAGGGTGGTTCCCCCGCGGCAATGGCCGCCTGAAAGCGAGCACAGTGCGCCATGTGGGCGTCCATACGCGCTTGCAGGAGCGTATCGTAGCCGCAGGCGGGACAGCGAAATTGGATGAGACCCGACCAGGATTCCGAGCGGTAGGGGGCGTCTGCCATGGCGCGACCTCCAGAAACACGAAACCGCCGACAGCAGCGAGAGGGGTAAGGTTCTCGCTCAACTGCGGCGGTATGTGTTACCTGAAGGTCATCAGGCGACCAGTGACTACCGGGTATGATGTGCAGAGGCTAGCAGAATGCGAGGAGCGTTGCAATCCCTTCCTTGGCATCCCTTCTAGGACGCCCACCACTCTACCAGAGAGCCCATACGACTACCAGCAGAAAGATGCATCCCTCCTCTCACACCACAAACGCCATATTCTCAACACCAAACTGCACCTGATAGGCGTCATGACGCGTCCCGCTGTCCCAGGTCCAGCGAAATTGCGCCACGCGGTACTCTAACGCCAGGTCGGCATCAACCATCAGCGTATCGGCAGGCTGAATCTGCCACTCAACCGTGGTCACCGCAGGAGAGCCCGTCGTCGTGACGCTCACATCATTGGCGTTCAGCACATTCTGGACATTGCGGCTATTGACGATCGTGCCGCTAATGACATCGTAATAGGTCAGCGTCAGCGTCGTCAGCAGGGAGACGGGCACCCCCACACCGTCGCTATCCACAAGCGTAAAGGTCAGCAGGCCGGTGGTGGCTTCGAGCAGGGTCGTCGACAACAAGGAAATCGTCGGCATAGATCACCTCAAGTGGGGGGCATGAGCCCGAGCCGTTTGGCGCAGGATACCCGTCTGGCCGTGACCACGTGTCAGCGTTGGCGCCGTGGCCTGGCCGGTCGGCTGTAACGTCGCATTAATCCCCATCAGGAGCAGGGGCATTTCTAACATGCTCGACCGCGCGAGTGGCGTCGTACTACTCCCGACGAGGGCACTCAGGAGCGCCCGGCCACTCACCTGCCCACTCGGGGGCGTGAAACTACTCGTCACGAGCACGGCCGCGAGCGCGCGGATGAGGGGCGCGGACGCGAGCGGCGTCTGGGTTACGAGGCCGAGGGTTGCTTGGAGCCGCAACACATAGGCCGCCTGCACCGATGGCGTGAGGCTGGTCGATGCGAGCACGCCGGTCAACCGCCGCAGGTGGATGACCTGGGCGGCCGGGATCTGACTGGCACTGCTGCAGAGGGCCTGCAAGCGCCGCACGAGTTGGCGGGCACTGGCGGGCGTCGTACTCGTGAGCGCCAGCGTCGCCGTGAGGGCGTGCACCGCTCCCATGGTGACTGTGGCCGCGGGCGTGAGACTACTCGCCGCGACACTGGCACTGAGGCGGCGCACGAGTTGGCGCGCACTGGCCGGGGTCACGCTACTGCCCACGAGTACCCCGGTGAGGCGGTGGGTCTGGCGGGCCGCGCTCGCCGGAGTGGTGCTCGTTGCCGCCAGCGTCGCCGCGAGGGACCGGACGGTGCCCATGCTGACCGTGGCCGTTGGCGTCTGACTGGCGCCGAGGACCACCGTCGTCAGCCGTCGCGTGAGCGTCCGGGCGCTGGCGGGCGTGAGACTGCTGGGCGTGAGTTGCGCCACGAGATGCCGAAGCGTCCCCATCGTGGCCGTCGCAGCCGGGGTCGTACTGGCCCCGCTGACGGCACTCTGGAGACGGCGCGTGAGCGTCGCTTGGCTGGCGGGAGTGGTACTGGCGCCCAGGACGCCCGTCGTCAGACGGCGCACCACGGCGCGCGCCGCCGCAGGTGTGCTACTCGCACTACTCATCGCGGCGGTGAGGGAGCGCACAGCAGTCACGCTGGCCTGGGCCGGAGGCGTCGTGCTTGGCCCGACAAGGGCTGCCGCAACCCGGTGCAGGACCGTCGCGGCGCTCGTGGGCGTCGTACTGGTCGCAGGAAGCCCCGCGGTCAGGCGCCGTGTCACCGTCCGCGCACTCGCCGGGGTCGTACTCGCCCCGCTGAGAGCTGCCGTCAGGCGCCGCAGGGTGAGCAAGATCGCCGTGGCACTGGGCGTCGTGCTGGCCCCTGCGAGGGCCGTCTGCAGCCGCTTGACGCTGGCCTGGGCACTGCTCGGTGTCACGCTCGTGCCCGTCAGGGTGCCCGTGAGGCGCCGGGCCGTGGTGGGACTGGCGGCCGGAGGGGTGGTACTGGCCCCAACGAGCGTCGTCGTCAGGCGGCGGGTGAGCGTCCGGGCGGCCACCGGGGTGGCACTGGCCCCGGCGAGTTGGCCAGTCAGGCGCCGCGTCAGGGTCCGGGCACTGGCGGGCGTGGTACTGGCCCCCAGCACGGCCGCCGTGAGCAGCCGGGTCGTGGGAATACTGGCCGTCGCAGTCGGCGTGCTACTCGCCCCGGCCACTTGGGCACTCAGGCGGCGCGTCAGGGTCCGGGCACTCGTCGGGGTGGTACTGGCACCGACCAGACTGGCGGTGAACTTAACACCAGGCGCCTGCCACTGCACAAAGACGACGGTGGTATAGGGCGGGGTGGTGGTACTGAGAGCGTCCACCGTGGGGGTGGCGCTGCCCGACGTAAAGCCCGTACTGCCAGTATTCGCCCAGGTATGCGTATGCGTCGTCGTGGGCGCGTTCACGGCGCCCGCCGTGCGGTTTTCCCCAGCCCCCGCCGCCCCCGTCACGGTATGGGTATGGGCCGCGACGGCATGCGTGTGGCCCGTCGCCGTGTGCGTATGACTGAGGGAGCCCCCGGTCTGGCCGATCGTGGCGAGGCTCGTGGCGCCTTTGACAAAGAAGCTGCGCAGATCGGGCGTGCCGTTGGTGCCGTCACAGAGCTTCCAGTTCGCGGGAATGGTCGCCAACGAGCCCGTCCAGAGGCCAATCAGCTTGTCGGGCCAGGAGAGCGCCCCGCTCACGTTCTGGATAAAGGCCTGCGTCCAGAAAGGCGGTTCATGGTTGACGGTACTCACGCCGTCCGTCGACCCGGTAATGGCGCCGTTGGCACTCCCGATGGTGAGGACATGGGTATGGGTCCCGGTGGCCGTGGCCGCCGTGGCGCCACTCACGTCGCCTGCCGTCAGGGCTTCACTCCGCTGGGGCGAGGTGACATCCGGGTGGGGATGCGCGTAGGGCGTACTGTGCGTATGGGAGGCCAGCGTATGGCTGTGCGTGAGCGCGCCGCCACTGCCCCCGCCATTCCCTGCCGCTGGGGCGCCTTTGAGATAGCGCCCGCGCAGATCGGGCTTGCCACTGGTGCCGTCTGCCAACTCCCAGCCACTGGGCAGCCCCCCGGCCTCATTCCACACGGCCAGCATCGAAGCCGGGAAGCCAATGGACGTGCCGTCAGAGCGGAGAAAGAGGACCTCGCCATAGGGCGGCTCCAGGCTACCGCTATCGGTACTGGGCGTGTCAGTCGCCGTCGTGGTCACGGGATTGACCGTCACGGTCGCGGCATGGGTATGCGCCAGTGGCGGGTTGGTGGTCCCCGCGTCCCGCGCCGTGGTGCCCGCGGGACTGGCCGAGGCCGGGACGGTGTGGGTATGCGCCGTCGTATGGCTATGCGCCGTACTGGTATGGGTATGCGTCAGCGCCCCGCCGCCGGTCCCCGGCTCTGCAGCCGCCGCCGCGCCTCGGGGATACAGACCATCGAGGGCCGTGGCGCGCGTCCAGCCACTGGGAATACTCGCCGCCGTCCCCGACCACAGCACCGTCAGGCCACTGGGGACGGCGCCCACCACATCTCCTGCCGGTGGGGCCAGGGCCAGGGGCACCACATGCAGGGGCGAGCGCCAGCGCAGTTCCTGGGGCGCGCGCAGCCGGGAGCGCAGGATGAGGGCTTGCAGCTCTGGCTGCGACAATGCCCGGAGCCAGAAGCGCCAATCATCCACCGCGCCATGCCAGGGAAAGGTGCTGGCGCCGGAATGCCGACCCAAGAGCACGGGTTGCGTCCCTACGTTAGGCCAAACGGCCGGGATCGTGCCAGAAAAAATGAGCGATTTGGCCTGGCCATTCACGTACATTTTGATCCGGTCGGGATTGGTGGCGCCACTCCCGTCAAAGACGACGGCGAGGTGATACCAGCCCCCAGGACTCACGCCGGAGACATACTCAAAACCCGTATAGATCGAGGACGTAAACTCGAAATAGAAAAAAGCATCCGTCCAGGTATAGAGCAGCCACTCAACCGACGCACTCGTGTACTTGGTCCACAGATACTCCCGGACATTGAGCGTCGTCTGCCTGGCCCATCCGGCGAGGGTGACCGCCGGGGCATTGTTGAGGGCGAGAAGCGGACCGGCATTGCCCTGCACGGTCCCCCCGTCATCGTTGAGACGCAGCTCGCCATAGCCGCCCGGACGCCGCGTCGGCCCCCAGCCTTGCGTGGCACTACTCGCGCCCAACCCGGTAAGCGCGATAGGAGCGCGGCCGGCAAGGTCGAGCCAGCGACTCCCGCCCATCCGCTGGGGCAGCACCTGCCACCAGGCGAGGAGTTCACGATTGAGGGGCGCATCCCAATTGATCGGGGAGGCATAATCAAGGCTACGGGGGGTGAGGATGTCGAGTGCCATCAGAGCACCCCATTACATAGTTTAAACTGAAGTAATAAAGGCCCCGATATAGCTGAGAACATGCGGGCCGGTGGCATGCAGGGCGCCACCATTGTTATGGGCCACGAAGACGCCGAACCGTTTGGGGTGCAGGCCAAACGCCTCGGCCACGGTGAGGCAGCGAATGGGGTAGGTCAGGTTAGCCGTCGCCGACACGGCCGTGGCGCCGACGAGGATGAGGCCGCTGTCAAGCATGTAGGCATTGGTGATGGTGCGGGCACTGTTCACGCCGGTAATCTGATCGGGCCAGGTGGGGGTATCATCGAGCGCGGCATAGCCATAGAGGCGGATTTCGGTGTCGACCGTCACCGTAGAGCCGGTGCGAATGCGAGCAGTGATTCGGCCATCCACATACAGGTTCGTGGTATTATCGATGGCGGTCGATTCCTGGCCCACGAGAAACGTACTGGCGGAGGCGAGGGCATCCAGGGTAATCGTCAGGGCAACCGAGGCTGCGTAGCTGAGCTTCACGTTGGCGTTTTCTTTCAAGGCCAACCACCACGGGGCCTCGCCAGCCGCCTCATACACCCGATCATCAAAGTGTGGGGGTATCCGCCTGGCCGGGGAGAGAAACTCATAGGCATGTCCCCGATGCTTCGCTTCCCACTCCCACATTTCCTGCGGAAACGCCTGGGGCGTGCGCCCGAGGCGATGCCGATGTTGACAGGTCCAGCAGTAGGCATCCAGATCAATCTGCACCCGGTCAGCATCAGGCGAGAGCAGGCGAACAGCCTCGGCACTGGGCACAAGCGTGGGCAGAAAAGGCGTGCATGACATCGCGTGCTCCATTAGGGGATGGCCCAGGCTTGTTCCACATCACTGCCGGTGAGTTGCCCCTGAAAGCCCATCACAGCGGGAGAGGCCGTGGTGCCCGTGCCACTGCTGGGGACGATGAGGAGCTTTTCCGCCTCCGAGGCTTTCTCGCGCCCCAAGGCCAGCAGGAAATTGACTTGTTGCTGCGAGGCGCCCTGCCCGCCAAAAATCGCCTGCCACCCGGCACGGGTTTGTGCCAAGGACGGATTCACCACGCCTGGATTAAACATGCGCGCCCAGCTATCCCGGTCTTGCACCGTTTGGGCTTTGTACGTACTCCAGTTCCAAAATGTCCCATCAGGGGACGTGGCTTCGTAGACCTCTTGCTCGGCGAGGGCCGTACGCCAGACCCAGAAATCGGGCGACGCCACCTGGTTATAGCCCGCCGCAATGGTGTAGGCGTTTTCACCCGTCTGCGCCATGGAGCCATAGACCGGGTGCGCGGCAATGTCGGCTTTGAGGAGCGTCAGTTGTTGCGTGGTGAGCGGCATGCGCGTCCCCTTACGTCATTGACACGTCAAACGCGCCTATATCGAACTGTACTGTATCATTGGCATTAACGACCTGATCCACAATGTTGGTATTGTCATAGCCGATGACGTTCCCCGCCCCACTCGCGCTATCGGCAATGAAACAGCTCGTAATGGTCCCCCACCCGGCACTCGGCGTGACAAACGTGATCGCGGCGACATTGTCCAGGGCACCGCCAGCGGCGTTCGTCCAGGTGGGCGCCGCCCCGCCATTGGGATTCACTTGCTTGCGGACGTAACTGCCCCCCGTCACCTCGGTCACGCCAGCAATCGTATTGGTCGTGTCACTGATGGTGGCAGTAGCAAGTCCGATATACGTGGAAGGTTTCGCATAGGCTTGATTGCGAAACATCCGGTCAAGCAAACTGTGGACGGTCCCGTCGGTAAAGCCCGCGCCACTCGACGCGTTCATTTGCACTTGTAGCTCGCCGCTGGGAATGGTCGGGGTATTCCCGTTGACCGGCGCAAACGAGGCGGTAAAGGACCCGTACGCCAGGACATTGCCCGCCCCGTACGTGTTCGTATCCAGAATGGCCCAGTCCGTAATCGTCCCCCAGGCGCCCGTGGCTGGCGGGAAGGTGACGGCGCCGCTCTGGATCACTTTGCGCAAGGCCGCTGCGCCAAACGTGACGGCGGTGCGCGCATAGCCGTTGGCATTGGCGACTTCACTCATAGCCGCCCCGGTGGCCGTATCGGTCAAGGTCGCAGTCGAGAGGGCCACATAGACCGTCGCCACGGAGGTATAGGCCGTGTTGAAGATATGGTTTAATAAGGCATTTTCGGCATAGTCCGATAATGACCCCATTCTGCATTCCCCTCTCGTTCATGTATGCGGAAAAAACAAGCCTTCTGCTCTGCACAACGCTATACTGGCGCTTCAACACTACGCTGGAAAGGCACACCTATGATGCACGAAGAAACAGCCCCGCACTGTTGTGAAACCGTGACCGCCTTGATTGACGCGCACTCTATACCGGAAGAGGCCATCCCATTTCCCCCGCCTGCGGCAGACTGGGGGACCGCCACAGACTGGCTGATTGTCGAACCAGATCCGACCTAGCACCCCTGCGGCGGTTACAGCGCCCGCGCACACCGCACGTTAAACAACAGGACGGGCCGCTGAAAGTCATCGGTGCGCAACCAGTACGGACTTTGCAGCGCCTCTAGCCAGAGATAGAACGTGCCACTGAGCGACGTATTCTGCACGCCGTCGAGCACGTCCCACGCCGCCTGTGCGGCCGCCCGGGCCGCCGGATAGCCGTACGGCGTCCCACGCGTGGCCACTTGTACCACGGGCTGCTCGTAGCGCGCCACGGGCACATCATGACTGCGCACAGGCGGCAACCCTGGGACTTCGATGAGGGCGAGGATAGGGGCCGTGTTCTCGAGCGTATCGAGCGGGAAACTCCCCTTAAACAGCGTATTCCCCACAGCGCCCACGCCTTGACTCTGGAGGTAGGCGCCTAACTCGTCCAGTAACATACGCTACTCATCCTTGACACTGCGGTAGACATGCGTTTTGGTAAGCGCGACGTCGGGTTGCAGCAGCCCGTCCCACACGTGGAAGGTCAACGTCACATCGCCGCTCATGCCCTTCCGCAAGAGCTCGCGCCACTGTTCTTCGAGCAGTTGCAAGATGGTACGCCGTTGCTGCACATTGAAGGGCCGCTCATACAACACGGCTTTACGGGCGTCGGCAAGGTCGGGCAAGGGATTGCCATAGCCGTCGTGGCGCATAAACTGGGGCATGACTAGCCTCGCAGTGCCGGGCCAATGCGGGCGCCCAACCGTTCGGCCATCCCGCCCGTTGCCGTAAAAACTGGTTCTGAAAGGAAATGATGTTGCCCGCCGTTGGGATGATTGAATGTCGTATCCTCATGCTGCACAATGGCATACGGCGCGAGGCCATGCCCGCCATAGCGGATGTCCACCGTCGTTTCGTGGCCGCTGACCGTCGGCCCCTCGACCATGCCAGTCAGGATGAGGAGCGTCGTATCCACTGGGACCAAGGGCAAACTGGCTTCCAGAATCTGATCCGCTTCCGCTTTCAGGGCGCGGGCGGCGGCGGGACCGACCTGGGCTTGCAACCGCTGCCAGGATTGGCGGAGGGCCTCGATGCCTTCAAGCTCAATGGTAATCATGCTCGTCTTCCTAAATGACACATTCCCAATGATCCGGCGTCCCTTGCGGCGTCTTCCACAGGTCGAGCCGCTCGATCGCCGGGCTCGTGCCATCCTCCAACGTCAGCTTATCGCGCAGCCCGAGCGTGACCGTGCCATCAAAGAAGAGCAGCGCTCGGCTGACCCGTTCTTGTCCGTGCGCATTGGTAAACACCTGCGTGCGGTACTCGACGCGGCAGGGCGTGGCGACAGGCGTGCCATACGTGGGCGTGCCATAGCCGTCCTGGCCCGTGTAGGGGGCAATCTGGACGGTATCGGTGAGGAAGGCGACGAGGGCGCTATGCATCGGCACCTCAGGTGCGCAAAATCGGGATGTTGATCATGCCCGCCATGACACCGTACCCCTTGAGCAAGGCTCGCACCTCACTCGGCACACTCGTGACCGGCGAGGCCCCCACGACGGGATTCGGATTATCCTGGTACGTGATCGTCGTCCCGCCAATCTTGGTCGACTTGATACCCGCCGTCTGGCTGCTGGTCGGCTGACTCAGCGTCGTATCGCCCAGCAGCTCCAGCGCATAGACCGCCGTCGCTTGCTCGACCGCCACCGGGATAAGGAGCGGATCGAGCGGGCGCCCATAGCGATCCACCTGCCCCGTTTGTGGCCAGGCGAGCGCCTGCGTCAGCGTCGTCGGCGTCCCGTACCAGTGCACGAGGCTATCGAGCAGACTGGTGGCCCACATCAGTGCCGGAGCCGCATCTCCACTCACCAGCGCAGCATCCCACGCCTCGTGATACGGGCGTTGCTGGAGGTACAGTGTCGCGTCCGAGACCGTGGTATACGAATTACTATTTTCGCCACCAGGCGTCGCATCAAGAGCCATGGCTAGGAGCCTCCCACTGCGGCCCGGCGCTTCCGGCGTATCCGCACACAGAAATGCCCTAACTCCAGGCTCCACACCACATACGGCGCATCTTCCACGTCGAGACAATACCACCAGCGCCAGTCTGACAGCTCAGGGTACCAGCCCCAGGAGAGCCAGCGCACGTAATACACCATGGCGTCTGCGCCCTTCCCTATTCACTGCGCCGTGAGGCCGGCGGACTCGACGGCGTATGGGGCGGCGTACTCGTGGCGGCCACCTGACTCCGAGCCGTGCTGCGGGCGCTAGGGGCGTCCGCCTTGCTCGGGGCCATGACCACGACCTGGGCGCCTTCGGGCACGCCGGCCATCAGCTCCGCCTGCTCATTCGCCTTGGCGCGGGCTTCCTCACGCTCCTCCTCGGTCTGCAGCTCAGGATGCGTGGTCCCCTGGCCGGTGCGGAAGCGGCTCATGGCGGAGGCGCGGGCCTCGGGCTCGACCTCCTTGCCTCCTGGCGGGGCGGGCGTGTAGTCGCCCAGGCGCACGGCTTCGGCGGCATCGACGGTATGCATATAGCAAGGCGTACCGTCCTCTTTGGCATAGACCATCACAGGGTTTTGGGGCATGGCGTGTTCCTCCATCCAAGAAGAAATATGTAACCTTATACAAACGTGTAAATATCCCCAACATCAACAGCAAGGCCAGGATTGTTGGATGGCAGCGTGATATACGACCCCACAACTGCGCCAGGCGTGGTGCCACCGATCACATAGTTCACACGCACGAATTTACTATCGTTATCAAACCACTGCGCCTGGCTCCCCTTAATCGCAATCGACAACTTGCCAGCCGCCACCGCCGGGGGCCAAGTTAAACTAGCTATAGTTGTATACGTCCCACCAACGACGTCACTGACCTGGAGATTGAAGGTGTAGGTGCCGGTAGCAACAACCGCCGACATATAGACCACCCAATCTGCAGACGGAAACTGGCGCGGGTAGATAAGCACGCCTGTTGAAGAGCCGTTCGCAGCCAGCGCAGCGCCGGGCGTCAATAATTCCAATGCCTTATCAAACACTGCAGTAGTCAATGTACTATCTCCTTATAAATTAGTAATATATATTATAGTCATCATACTACCACAGGTGCGTCCTTAATTCCACGCAAGCGCCCTGCTGCCCGCCCGTTGAAAATTGCCAGTCCCGCGTACCACTCTACTCTTGTTCGAAATACTGGTTTTGCTTCTAGTTCACCTAGGTCTCTAACGCTAATCCCGTCGTTCTGGAGGCCAACAACACCGCCATCGCCAAGGCTCACCACGTAGATACTCGTACTGGCTGCCGCCCCGCCACCAGGATTCGCTTCCGTGAAAGGGAGGATGTCGTTGCCGATATTATCTTCCCTCGCAATGAGAATTGGGATACCATTATATTCTAGTACTCTTTGTCCGAACTGGTCGGGCGTCCATGAGATAAATCCTCCGACAGCGGTATTCCTCGCCGCCTGTGCCAACCTGAGAGCCATAGTATTATTCATGATCAAGTGCGTCGGTGAGTCGACCTTGCTGATCAGCGTATCCAACTTGAAGAGGCTGAGGGCATCCCCGCCCGACGTGGCCCCGGCATCGAGGAGTTGCGAGCTCCCTGGTGGGATACGCCGTTGCAGCCCATCAAACTCGCGGGGGTCGGCTGAACTGTCACCTTTGATGAACGCGAGGGTCCAGCGATGCGCCAGGGCCTTCACTTTCAATCCTTCCTGCACACTGCGCTGGTTTGCCCCCATGGTTTGCGTGATGAAACGATCGACGTCGAGGTCTCCACCCGCGATCACAAGCGACTCCGTGATGGGGTTCAACACCCCAACCGACTCAGTAAAGCCCTCATTAACTCCGCGAAAACCGACGCCAGGCAAGATGTCTTCGCGGTTGTATTTCAAGGCGTTACCGGCGATACCTTCAAACGGAAGCACGCGCAATATGTCACTGTTTCTCGCGTACATTTCGACAATCGCTGTGCGGGCGACGTCGCCGGAATTCAGCTTGGACGCTTCCACAATGGTCAGGGCCATAGGGATGTTTCCTCCACGGATGGTCCCTCGCCCTGCCTCAGCGCCCTGCCAGGAGGCTCGTCAGGGGAGGAGTTAACGGGTTTGCGTCGCCTGCCACTCGCGGAAGCGGGTCAGGCGTTCTGCCGGATTCGTGATACTGTTCCAATCAATGCCCGCGCCATTGCCACTATGGCTCGCCGGGGCACCGCCACCCGACGACGGCGGCCACAGGTGCGGCGCCTGGCCACTGGCTTTGAGCGTGGTAATCCACTCGCTCGGGTTCAGGGCATTGACGCCATCTTTGCCGTAAATCGTGTCATCGCCGTTTTTGGCGATAACATTCCCTTTTTCATCAAGGTCCGTGAACACGGAAAGCCCGCGTTGTACCGCGTCATCAACGGCTTTTTCGTAGACGCCATTTTTGGTCACGGCGTCAAGGAGTGCCGTTTTGATGCGATCCTGCCGCCAGCGGCGATCCAGGTCGGCACTCGTGGTCTTGAGGTGCTCATTCTCGCGCTTCAGCGTCGCCAGTTGCCGCTCGTGGTCGTTTTTCATCGACTCGGTGCGGCGGGCAATGAGGACCTCGATCCCTTGTTTATCATACACTTCCGAGTCATCGAGCCCGCGCACCCGGTCCTGAAGCTTGCGGTAGTCTTCGGGGTCGACGCCTTCAAACTTCGTTTTGAACTCGACCAGCTGCTTTTCCGTCTCACGGCGCAGGTTGCGCTCGTTGTTCAGCGCACTTTTCAGGCCGCTCACGTCTTCCACGGGTGGATCGAGCACCAGGACCCACTTGCCATCTTTTTCCCCGTAGTGCTCCATCAGGGCACCGGGAATGTCTAACTGCGCGTCATACACTTGCTTGAGCGCCATACGCACCCTCTCGGTGTGTGTGGGAGGCCAGCATCCCGCCAGCCAGGGACCAGCTACCACAACATCCCATTGTGGTAGGCGGGCACAAAAAAAATGGCTTCGCCCCCGCCCTCGTCAGAGAACAGGTCGAAGCCATATGTCAGTCAGTGATGGTGCTACTAGTCAATGACTAGCGCATAATATGCCGTGATAGTGTGAGTAACCTGTGGAAAAGTCAAGAACTATTTCATGGCAGGCGCTGTTCTAACGTCCGTACCCGCTGCTCTAGGCGGTCGAGTTGCTGCTGGAGTGAGGGTGTTGGCGCGGCGGGACGTTGCAGATCGCGGAAGGTGAGGCCCAAGATGGCTCCACACATGAAGATCGTAAAGAGCAAGATGCCGACCCACAGCCGATCCTGCATGGGGGGAATGGCGTTCAGCACGCGGCGGGGCCAGCCCTCGGGGGGCATCAAGCTTCCTCCTCCTCCGTGCCATCCTCGCACTCCATCTGCATCGCCCGGCGTTCGTTCGGTGTGAGCATCTCGCACAGGAAGCGCAGCCGGTCGGCGGGGGCGACTTGGCGCCAGTAGCGGTGGAGGTAGTCGAGTGGGGTGAGGGCAGGGTCCTCGACTCTACAGGGCTGCTGCGTGCGCGGAGGCTGCGATCTGGGCATGGGGGCTCCTAGGGTGCTGTCTTACGTTGAAGACGGGCACGAAACTCAGTAGCCCGACGAGCACGTTCCTCATCACTCAGGATTATCTGTCTTTTGGCTACAAAACGTAGAGCGTCTTCTGGAAGAAAAATCTTCATTCCGCCTTGATGTTCAATGACGCGGCCTCCGACTTTGTTCGCAAGACGTACAAATAGTCTGGTATAGTAGGGGGCAGTCGAATACACGGTAAATGTCTCTTCGTCGGCACACTTGGAAATGACGACTTCCTGCTCAGCACGTTGCATCTCTCCGCCCTCGCGATACTATGATAGATATAGACGACAATGGTTTCATTGGTGGTGGCTTGTTTCGAGATCTCGCGTGCCATCAAGCAGCTCGGCTATCCCTTCACGCAATATGGCTTGAAATGTCTCATTCAGGCAGTCCTCACATGCCCAATCCATCTCCAGAATCGCGTCATAGAGTTCAATATCAATCGGAATCCTCAGATAGGGGCCTTTAGCTCCCCCTATGCGAAGAATAGGGCGTAGTGTCTTTGCCATACATTCAGCCTCCAGATGGACAAAAAAAGGCCTCATCACACGTGCAATACTTGATTGTAGCTATTTGATCTAGATCGCCAAATTCAAAGCTGTCAGGATACCCTGTTTCCTCAAAGGCATACTCGATGATATTCCGAATTTCGAGGGCTTGCAGTCCCCACATCATTCCCCCATGACATTGTGAACAGCGTATGATCCAAGCTTTTTGTGAACTCATGGAGCATTCTCCTTTGTAGGGCGAAAGATAACAACAACACTGGGGAAAGGCGCGTTGTACCTCGCATTGCCAAATTTCAGACGCCCTGGCACAAAACGAATCTCCCCCCGCATAGCATAGGTATGCCACCACTGCATTTCAGTTCGTGATGGCACAAGACAGACAACGGTGGCGCCCGCCGCTGCACTTTCAAATGCCTTGCGCATCCACTGCCCGAGATCGCGCCCATAGGGAGGATTACACCAGCAGATCTCAGGTGCCCAGGTTTGTATCAAGCCATTCTCGGCCTTGGTGAAATAACGGATACACTTGGCATTTTCAGGCGCGGCGGCCACATCAAGGGTAAAACGAAACTCAGCATGCAACACATCAAAGAAATCTTGCGGCGTTGCTCGCTCTTCCGTGGTAGAACGGTGGTAGACTCTTAACTGGGTCTGTTTCGCCTTGCGCTGGCGGCGCTTATTTTCTCGCCACTTCGTATGAATATCAGCGTATAGTCTTGGATGACCCACCTTTGTCATGGTTTTCCTTATGAATAAAGTGGACAAAAAAATGTCCACTTTATTCATGTCTTGTCTGTATATTGTTATGGATCAAAAAGACATAAAAGACTTCACCCTGTCCCTGTCAAGCACCCAGCTCCCGACCAGTCGGCGCACGATAAGATCGTGCCAGACATGTCGCAGTATTTCATAGTGCACGTCCTGCACAAGGCTCACAAAGACTGACGACGGCGTGAGCACGGTTAGATCACACGCAAACCACTCCCCGACCACCCGGCATGCCTGAAAATGTCGATGTACCCACCGCTCGACGGTAGCGACAGAACAGGGACAAGGGGCCTCCGCGAGAAGCGTTAAGGGCGTGCCATGCCTTCGTTCTAAGACCCTCAGCCGTCGCGGCACATTCTCTGAGCGGCCTATTTTGGTGAGCGAGGTCGTCGCCTGGTGGATGGCATAGACCGATCCTCCAGGTTCGTATTGCCGCACGAAGTTGATAACCACGGCGACTTGACGTGGATGGAGATTTCTCACGTCGAGAATGCGGGCAGCATGTTCATAAGAACTGAGCATGTTAAGCCGCCTCCTCCTCTTTCTTGAGATCGGCTGTCAACAGGGAGAGGCCCGTTTTATCATAGACATAATCTCTCAGACGATAAATACCTGCCGATCCCAGTCGAGTAACTTTGACACGCGAGCGTCCCTGATTATCCTCAATGGGCAGACCCGTTTTTTTATCCACCTCTGGCTCACCCAGACAGGCGAGCCAATCGGGGTTGAAGCGGCTCCAGTCGATAGAGGCAAGACGTTGGAGCACGCTGTCAAGCGTGGAGGGTGACGCATTCAGGCGTACATACAGATCGTGGAAAACGAGGCCCAGTACCTGCCAACCCGGCGAGGTGACATGCAACGCATCCCGATCAGCAAAGCGGTCGCGGCCCATTTTGGTTGAGAGGGCTTCAAAATACGTCTCGATTTTTTGTGCAAGAATCGGGTAGGTCTCTAGCGTCAAGGAGGGATTCGTAGTGGTCGCGTGATTACTCACCTGGAAAGCCGCTCCTTCACATGCCCCACGCACAAATCGTAACAAGACCTGCTGGACAACTATCGCTTTGCTGTTTTTCCCAAGGCTCGAAGCACGAACATCCATGCCGCCGTACTGCTTGAGCACTCCGCTATTACCCAAATGATTCGTCAGGCGAATATAGAGGTCACTCTGATCCAGGGCAATGGCATGCTGCGTCGAAATGCGTTTCTGCAAATAATTAAAATCGTAAAAAAGTTGCCCGAGTTCATCGACGGACAACATCCCACTGACCGGCGCATAAAACGTAACAGGAAAAGCAAAAAGCTCCCATGGCCCTGTCTCCCCAGCCAGGCTATTGTAATGGTCAATAAGCGTCAAGGCCGCCGTGACACGTGCGAGGCCATCAAGGAGGATGCGGGCATGGGAGCCTGCCAATTCGAGCTGCAGATACCCAATGTTTCTCTCCTCCGCCGAGAACGGTTGAAAGGTGGCGGGCTGCATCATCCCAATACAAATAGCCGGAAAGGCTCCTATGATCGCATGGGCAGCACCAATATGATCACTAATATATTCCATAAGAGAATCACGGCGAGCCTTGTCAGTGCTCCGCTGCACATGCTCATACCGCTCACGGAGAGGGGTAGCGAGGCTTTTCCAATGATCAGAACGGGGGTCATGCCCAAGAACAGACACGACGTCGCGCGGACGTAATTGTGTCTGAAAGCTGAGGAGTTTACTGCCAAAATACCCTTGGATAGCGGGCACAGGAACGGTGAGTGCCTTGAGTGTTTCCATAGATCCTCCGATCAATAGGCATTTATACCATATGTGACGCCGGATCTTATGATCTTTTTTTATGTTGCGCAATTAGAAAATTGTGAAAAACAGAAAAACCTAATGATGGATGGAGCCAGAACCTGTAAGGGAAAGATTGAGCAATGAACGATCCCGACGAGACCGACCTCCCCGACCATGACTACGCCTCGATCTATGGCCATGCCGCCCTGTACGCGCGGACCCTGGCCCGGCTCGATGCCCTCCTGCGCAAGATGGACGCCCAAGCGCGCACGATGGAGGCCACCGCAACCACGTACCGCGCCTGGCTCGCCGCGCGGGAGGTCCCAGGACGCCCAGAGTCGCCAGCGACACAGTAATTGCTTGCCTCCACGCGACTGCTTGTATAGAGTGCCCCTCCGAGGTGTATAAAGTGTAGCAAGAGTAATGACTATTCCAACACGTGGAGGAGAGTCTTATGCCACGCACCAAGACCGCACCAGCGCCCAGCAATGGCACCGCGTTTGTCATTCCGGCGCATCCCGGTGTCACGATTCGCCCCTTACGCGAAAGCTCCGCGACGTTTCGCATTCACGGCCTAGCGCCGTACATGCAGTGCCGCTTTAGCCAAAAAGCTATTGCCAAAATCCAAGAAACGCACCGGCAAGGCTCCCAGGCTCGCTCCAAACGCGTCCGGGAAGCCCGCGACTTTGACGAGGATTACCGCCAAGCGATGCACCTCTTTGCTGATGGCACCTGCGGCATTCCCTGCGCCGCGTTTCGCAACGCCCTCATCAGCACCTGTCGCCTCGTGGGCTTTAAAATGACGATTGCCAAGCTCTCCGTCTTTATTGTGGCCGACGGCCTCGATATCGTCGATGGGACCCCCCTCGTACGCATTGAAGGCACGCCGGAACAGAGCATTCTGCCGGTCCGCAATGCTACGGGCGTCATTGATTTGCGCGTCCGGCCTTTGTGGCGGGAATGGGCGGCGAACCTGACGATTCGCTACGATGAGGAACAATTCAGTACGCAAGACGTGACGAATCTCCTCATCCGGGCCGGACGCCAGGTCGGCGTGGGCGAAGGACGCCCCGATTCGCGGGATTCCAACGGGATTGAATATGGCTTGTTTCAAGTCGAGATCGAGCGCGAAGGAGACGACAATGACGACCCCGACGACGACGCCTAAGCCGCTGCCGATGTTTGACACGGACGAGGAAGTCGTCAAGGAATTGCTCACGTTTTATCGCCGCAACGCCCATCGCCTCAGTGGTGTGAGCGAAGCCACGACCAAACTCTGGCCGCGCCTCATCAAGCGGATGCCTCGCAAGATCCTCATCCACTTGGCCCAGCTCGGGCTGACGACCAAAGTCCGCAGCTTGAACGGGCAGGACCTCGCGCGCCAGGGGTGGACCGCCGCCCAGGGCAGTATCCTCGTCCAGCAGACGACCCCAACCGATCCCGCTCAGGCGGGCAAACCCGTCAGAGTGCGGGTCGAGCGCCTGCCCTGGACGGGACCAACGGTGGTCTATCCCAAAATTCTCACCACGACGTTGTATTCGACGAAGACGGTTGTCAAGCCGTTGCTGCATTTCACGATTGACGATTTTACGTTCGTCATGTCCGGCTTTGCCGAACAACGCAACGGGTTAGAGCGGCGCATTGAGGCCATGGGGAGTGCGGTCCAGGCTCTCCGGGCGCATCAGGTGCGCGAAGTCGCGGACCTGCCCCCGCCGGAAATCGAGGCGTTTGCCGCCCGGTGGGAAGAGGCGCTACGCCGCGAGCGCGACCTGGCGAGCGTGGTCGCGTAGGGCATACAGACACGGCAAGGCCTCGTTTGGCGCGACTTGGTTGGACTAGACACGGCGTCGCAGGCATGGCGAGACGCGACAAGACGAGACCAGGCGGAGTTCGACCGGGCGCCGCAGGCGTGGTACGGCGAGACTGGACTAGACAAGGATGGCCGAGCTAGGCAGCACATCGCAGGCATCGCTTCGCGGGGTATGGCTGGACCGCGCATGGCAGGCGTGGCGCGACGTGACAAGGATTGGCGTCGCAGGGTTGGGCGCCGCCGGCACGGCCCGATCACCCTAGGCGTGCCTAGGCGTGACCAGCCGTCGCTTGGCCCGCCTCCGCACCGCAGGCATGGCGAGACCCGTCAGCGCGGGACGTGACCCGGCGGGGCGTCGCAGGCCTGGCGAGACATGGCTTGACGTGGCGTGACGAGACCGGGCATCGCAGGCATCACACCGCTGCCCAGGCACCGCATGACGAGGCCAGCCGTACCACGGCGTCGCTGGCGTGGCCAGACGAGCCGCGATGTGGTCTGGCATGGCAAGGCGCTGCCCCGCGGGCGTGGCTAGCCAGCGCGTGGCGCCGGGAGGCTCGGCAGCGCTGGCGAGGCATGGCCTGGCGCGACGCGACTTGACGAGACGCGACCTGGCGCCGCAGGCTTCGCACGGACTGGCGAGGATTCGCGAGACGCGGCGTGACGAGACATGGCTTTGCAGGCATCGCGGGACGTGACGAGACGTGACGCGGTCGGACAAGGCGGGTCGAGGCGCGGACTGGCAGCGCAGGCTTCGCAAGGCATCGCAGGCGAGGCGCGACTAGGCACGGCCAGGCCAGACCGGACCCGGCGCCGCAGGCATGGCGAGGCCGGACTGGGCATGACCTGGCAAGGCGGGGCTCCGCAGGCGCGGCCCGGCGCGACCAGACACGGCAGGCATGGCGCGACGAGGTGCGTCAGGACGAGACAGGGTATGGCGAGACGCGACTTTGCAAGTCCAGGCAGGCAAGGCATAGCATATCAATGACTTAGCGCGACTTTTGGCTTGTATGGGAAGAGGAAACAGGCTATACTATCGGGGTAGGCAGGAGATGGGGTCTCCTGTCCCCCCTAAACACACGCCTCTAGTAGGAGAGACGACATGTCTGAGCAAGATCTTACCACAACTGAAGTCCTACAACGCCTCAATGCACAACTGCGCGATGAAGTCCTGGCTTTGCATGAGCTTACCACTGACGAATTGCTTGCCATCAAGCATACCAAACCACACTTAGCCCTCCCGGCCATGTTTCTGTGGATAGAGCGCCGTGAGCAGCACAATCCCTCGCCTGCAAAGCTCAAGTCTCATTATGTGTATGTGTTACAGAATACTGCCAACCAGTATGTCAAGATCGGTTATACAGCCGATCCAGACCAACGGTTACGTCACTGGGAATGTACGACCGTCGATGAGTTGCGGCTCATTGGTGTATGGCAGGTTCCTCACTCCAAGGTTGAACGCGAACTCCAGGAACTCTTTGAGAATGTTCGTATGGGTCATAATCGGAGTGAATGGTTCGCGTTAACAGAAAGTGATATTGATATTCTTGTAGAGCTTATGCTGGACTTTGAACGCGTGCGCTAGCACGTAGCCTCTTCCCGGCGCCTCGACCTGATTGCCGCGTTGATTGAAGAGCGCCGCCGCCCGTAGCAGGCATCGCACGCCCCGGCCAGTCCTGGCGGCGCCAGACATGGCTCGGCTCGGCCCCGCAGGCATGGCCGCAAGGGAGGCTTGCTCAGTTTTGAGTAAACCTCCCTGCAGCTGCACAAGGAGCGCATCATGGTCACACAGTCAGGCCGCAGTGGCATGGGGAGCCATAAGCATGGGGTCTCCGGCTCGGTGCACACGCAACAGCATTTTACGGGGAAGACGGGGCCAGCGGGTTCCAGGCGCAAAGCCAAGAGTACCCGGAAGCAGCGGCGCCGCAACCGGGGCACGCATGTGAATAAGTATGCGGACGAGCGGGAGGAGCCTGCGGCCCCCGTTCCGTAACGTGGCGCACGCGCGGATCGTCTAGCCGCAACACGGCGTGGCTACGCGAGGCGTGACCCCGCTGGCATCGCAAGGCCCACCAGGGAATCGCATCGCAGGACCGGGCCTGGCGCCGCAGACATCGCACGCCCTGACGAGACGAGGCAACGCGCGACCAGGCCGGGATTGGCATCGCAGGCACGGCTCGTCGGGGCGTGACGTGACGAGGTAGCGCCCCGCCTGACACGGCTCCGCTGACACGGCTCGACAAAGCGCGGCTGCACATCGCCCCGCCGGGCACGGCGTCGCAGGCATGGCGTGCCTAGGCACCGCTTCGATCGTTCGGCAAGGCAAGGGACGGCGAGACCCCGCCGCCATGGCTAAGCGCGGATCGGCTTGGCCCGACTCGACACCGCAGGCTTCGCAAGTCCTCGCACGTCCAGGCCGCGCATCGCAAGGCCTCGCCCCGCCAGGCCACGCCGGCGTGGCACATCGTCGCTTGGTCCGGGGTCGCGCCGCAGCGCAGGACGCCGCACCGCAGGCACGCGGGGCGTGTGACGGGGGGCATCAGACTCCCGTGCAAAAGCGGTGAGAATCTGCTAGACTCGTGGCTACTTGTGAGTGTCTGCGTAGTGGCTGGGGCGGGTTTCGGCCCGCCCTGGTTACCGGCCCCTTCCCGCCTAACCAGCCTCCGGGGGACACGCCGAGGGCGGTTGCTTCTCTAAACCAATCAAGCGATTATCGGCTTTGTCTATTGATCGGATAAGTTCATCGAGCTTGCGATGTAGTGCAGCCTCGTGCCTATTCTGCGTATGTTGAATGATCACGACAAATATAGAGGTCGTTAGTGTCGAAAGCGTATTAATAACAATCTGATAGGTATCAGTAAAGCCTATAAAACATCCTCCGATAAACCATATAAGTATGATGGCGAGCGTGGCGGCAAAAGCCCAGATAGACCCCAACGCCTCTGATGATTGTTGCGCAAAGGCTGAAAACCATTGAATTAACGTAGATATTTTACTTGTTTTCATGTATACTTACTTCATGGAATCTCAGCATATACCTGAAGAATTTATACACTTGTTTCCGGTTACGAGTAATAGTGCTCTCGCCACGCATTTTACTATCTCCATCACCAAAGTAGGCAAATGGGCACGTGCAAGACATCTTGTGAAAGACCCCGCGTATAAACGTGCTATGCAGCGCCAGAGAGCTCTTGGGCATACGCTGAGTGAAGACGCACGTGAGAGAATCCGCCAGAAAGCGCTTGGAAGAAAAAGGCCTCAGTCTGTGATTGACAAAGCCATGGCGACAAAGCGCGCCAATGGGTCGATCCTTCGACGAGAACGACACCCTATGTGGAAGGGTGGTCGTAGCATCGCCTCCCGTCATATTAATCCAGCCTATACACAATGGCGTATGGTAGTTTTCGAGCGTGATGGCTATCGGTGCCAAGACTGTGGAAGAGAAGGTACCGGCAAAAAACATGAAGGCGGACTGCACGCTCATCATCTGCAATCTTACTCCAAATTCCCTGCCTTGCGGTATGAAGTCTCAAATGGATTAACCTTGTGCAGTAAGTGTCATTCACAACGACACAAAATCCCTTTTACGAAAAAACCCCCGCCCGAATATATCGAATGCGCCTGTGGGTGTGGCACACGCATGACACGTCTCAATGAGCGAGGACAGCCTCGGCGCTATGTCAATCATCATGCCGAGCGCGGACGCCGCAACGGCCCTATCGAGTTGGAAAAGATCCGTCAAGCACAACTGGGACGCAAGCATACGACAGAGCATAAAGAAAAAATCCGTCAAGCCATGCTCGGCCGTACATTTACTCCTGAACACAGGGCGAATCTCAGCAAGGCTACGACTGGGAGAAGACTCTCCGAATCGCATATCGCCAAACTACGCGGACGCACAAAACCCCCTGAGGAACGAGCGAAAATTAGTGCATCCCAGAAAGCGCGGCTGGCCCTGCATCCTCCTAGGCCCAAAAGTGAGGAGGCCCGCAGAAAGACGAGTATTGCTTTAAAAGGAAGGACTAAAAGCCCTGAGCATCGTTCCAAGATTAGTGCATCAAAACGCCAGAAGAATGCAGCCAAGAGAAATGCAACAAATCAACTCAGCCTTTTCTAAGGTACCCCAGAAACATCCAGGCCGACCCCGCGATCAGACTCGCCGTCGTGGCGAAGCGATAAAACCAGTCAGCCTGCACGCGCGCTCCTCCCCGCTAGCGTACCACACTTGCCCCGTCGAGCACCGCGTCGCTGATCCGTGCCAACTCATAGCTTTTGGAGGGCATCACGAGGCGCAGATCGCACTGCGAGAGATGGCCGTGCGCGAAATGCCAGGCGAGGGAGCCGTTCTTCTGCAGCTCCAGGGCACACGCGAGCATGCGCAGGTGCTCTTCGGTCACGCCATGCAATTCGAGCCGTTCCCACACGTGTGCATCAAGCATTGGGCGCCTCCTGGCAGGGGTTGAGGCACTCCCACCCCGCAAAGCGCTGGGGCTGCATCGACTCCTGGGTATACGTCGCCACCCAGCAGGTGTCCCCCACCCAAAGCGGGCCGGATAGGGGGGGCGGGCGTGGCAGATACGCCCGCACAAAGGCTTCCGTCGCCGCACTGATGGGGCGCAGCTCACGGCCATCAAACATCATGGCGCCCCCTCCCGCTCACGCCGCCAGGCCGCATACTTGGGCGCCGCCTTAAAGCCATAATCCGTGGCATAGATCCGGAGCTTCTCCAGGACTTTGCCCCCGCCCTTGCATTGCTGCGCATACCGTGGCGGGTTGGCCGTCGCGCAGACATGCGCAATGATCTGCCGCACCTGGAACGCATTGGTATGCCACCGCGTTGCCACCCGCTCTAGCCGCTCGCCGAGTAAGGCTTCCTGCGTCATGCGGCGATAGTCCTGCGGGGTCAAGTGCTGATGACACAGGCACTGACACTGGGCACAGGCACAACACGCACTCATACGGGCTCCTCCGGGACCTCCTCGGGTAGCGTGAAGGTATACGTCAGCCGATAGCTCCCCGGCGTCTCCGGATCGAGGCGCCAGCGCAGACTCTGCGCCTGCCGCGGCAGGGCGCCCTGGGCATGCAGCAGGGCCTCAATGGCGACCATCGTGCGCCCGGCCATGAGCCGCGCGGGCAGCCACACTTCGCCCGTGAGCGTCAAGGTGCTTGGCATGGGTCCTCCTGCTTCGTGCGGCGGCGATGCTCTGTGGTGAGAAACGCCTCGAAGCGCTCCAGGACCGTCGGCGGATCTGGAGGCGCGTCGGGCGACGCGTAAAAGCCTGGTTCGGGCTCATAGTCGAGCTCATCATCAGGCTGTTGCTGCCAATGCGTGTAGCGGGGATCAGGCGGCGTCATGGGGCCTCCGGCGCGGTCTGCCCGTAGGGAGCATGCACCGCCGGATCATAGGTTTTGGGCACGCGGTCGAGCCAAACATGACACGCGGCACAGTAGGTGAAATCAATGTCCTGGGGGTGAAAACTTAAGCGATTGCAGAGGAGACACAGGAGCGCGGTTTCGCCCTGCACCTGGAGCACACGGTACGCGTCGGTAATCATGCGCCCAGCTCCTCGGTACAATCTTCAATGGCTTCGAGATCAAACCCCCCGGTATCCTCGACGTGGACATCCCAGATTTGTAGCATATCGGTGCCCGACGGGGTGATATGGACTGCATAACGGGCACAGAGCGCCTCCAGGTCCGCCAGAAACTGCCGACAGCGCGGGTGAAAATCCGCAGGCGTGGTCATGCCCCCAACTCCTCAAGAGGGATCGTCATGTCGACCTGCATCCGCAGCGTCTCCGTGTCCTCGTCCTTGCGCAGCATGACGCGCACGCGCCCGCCAGGATAACCACCAATGAGCAGGCCGACCTGGAACATAGTGCAGGCTACGAGCTGCGCTATGGCCGGGGAAGCCCCGTCCAGGTTACTGAGTTCGACCTCGACCCGTTCGTGCGGGACCAGCGGTCGTCTCATGCGCCAAGCTCCTCTAGGGTCAGCGGTGTACCGGCGGCAGCCTCCAGGGGAAGAATCCAGGTCGTCAAGTCCGTCGTATCAACCGGATAGGGGCGTTCATAGTCTAGCACCACATACCGCTCCTTGATGTCGCGTCCCCACAAATAGGAGACGAGCATGGCACACTCGTCGGTCGTAAAAACGGGCACGCCCCGGCGCAGAATGACATAGCGATGTCGGGGATTCACGGTCATGCGCCAAGTTCCTCTAACGTGAGCGGCTTGCCCGTGGCCGCGTCGATCAATTGTTTCGGCGTGAGGGTGCCGGCGCGGAACATCCGTGCCCGCGTCGGGCCAAGGACGGCATCCTGATACGCCGTATCGCGGCGAGAAAGCCACTGACTCACCGTCTGTTGCGGGACGCGTCCGCCTCCCGGGACCACGGGGATCATTTCACTCCGGCATCCCGGATGGTAGGGCGGCCCGCCGAGATAGGGCACCGCGTGGTCGACGGGCTCATGGTCCGGCACGGTATAGCGCAAACCATGCCGCCCTAAACAGAGGTGTGACGTGTGGCTGTCGAGGACCGAACTATGTTCAATCAGTACCTCACTAGCATTGACATCGGCGACCTTGACCCGTGCCTCACTGACCGCGTTGGTGGTCTGCGTCCGCAGCAAGCGGGCCGCGTCTTCCTTGGCCTTGGTCATAATCCCGTCCGCATAGCCATTGGCCGCCGTCCCTTGCACACGGGCGACGAGGGCCGGGAGGGGCTCCTCCAGGCTGACGCCCACCATGAGCGAATCCCCCACGCGCGTCACGAGCCCGACAGCCGCGCGGCCCCACCAGTCCTCGCCCGTGGTACTCAGGTCCGTTGGCGAGGCCGGGCTAGGGATCAATGTCTGCCGCACGGCCCGGCGGAGCGCCGTGTCACTGGGCGTCTCCTCGATGGTTTCCGTCGCGGTGGCGGTATTGACGATCCGTCGCGTGACCATGGCTTCTTGCGCCGCTAGGGCGACCAGAAACGCGTCCACGTCGCGGGCGATCTGGACATACCGCGTCATCACGAGCGGGTCCACCTCCTCCCGTATGAGGAAGTGTACCGCCCGACGCCGCGCCACGAGAAAGGAGAACTGCGCCGGATCGGCCTCGCGGAGCGCATGCAACAGATCGCTTTCAAGAAGCGCTAAGATCCCCCACACCTCATGGCGCTGGTGCGTCTCCGCCCGGCCCACCTGGAGCAGGCGCGCGGTAAAGGCATCGGCAATCTGCGCGTTTACAGGCTCGGCCATAGGTTGCAATCCCTTCCAGGGGAGCTAGAGGCTTGGCCAGAGCACCTCGTCCAGCACCTCGAAACACTCAACCCGCCCATCGGGATAGATCTTATAGCGGGCGACGACAATACGCTGCCCCTGCGCATTCAACGCCTGTGCCTCGACCAGGACATCCTCGACCGGGGCATACTCTTCGAGCACCCGCGCGATGGTCGCTTCAAAGACGCGACGGGCGTGCGTCCGATCAATCGACATCAGCATCGCTCCTCGTAGACGTGTGCACGAGCGCCCGTGCCAGCTGTTGCACCAGGCGCCGACACGTGGCCCACGGCGTCCGGGCGAGAGGCACCGAGGGCACCGCACGCAGCAGCGCCGCCAGCCCTTCTTGCACGTGTGCCGCTTCCTCGATACTCAGGGTCAGCCGCAGGGAGGTGTGGCCTACGCGGACGAGATGCATAGGTCCCCTTCACTCATACGCAAACTCTCCAAAGTGTACCAGTAACGTCGTGAGAGGGCGAAACCACTGTGCGCGCGCCCCTGTGTGGTAGACTCATACGCAAAGTTGCGGTACACACACAAAGCGAAGTAGCCTGACACCCTACGCCGGCTCTGGCGGTCGCGTATTCCACAACTCCCGCGCCTCCTCGATGCTCCGCCCCTCTGGCCCACACGCGTGACAGTCGCGGCACATGGCCGTCGCATACGTGCCGCCGACATCGCTTTCCCAGACCTCAATCACCACACTGCCACAGAACGGGCAGGCCGCAAGCGGTTCAGCCACGCCGCTACACCGTCAGCCGCAGCCGACTTGTCTCCGGCAGCGCTTCGTCATGGCGTTCCCATTCGCCGCCGCCCACCGGGATCTGAATCTCACCACTAAACCCCGCGGGTTGAACAATGCTACTCGCCCACTTAAACAACTCTTTCTCGATCGCCGCTTGCAGGCGCTGGAGCACCTGGAGATACTCCAGTTCGGCATCGCCCGCCTTCGCGTCGAGATGCCCCAACGCCTGGCGCATGGCCTGCTCCAACTCGGGCGTGGCCTCGTGGCTCTCGGGGTCCGCGAGGATATGCTGGAGCGTCACCACGAGCTGGCGCAGTTTGTCCACATAGCCCTGGCTCATATCGGCGTCGTGGTCGAGGGCTTCAATCATCGCATCAATCAGGGCTTCAAGGGTCGGATCGTAGGGTTCCACACTTCCTCCTTTCGTAAGCAGTCCTAGAGCGTGAGGCCATAGCGCCTGCGGACCTGCTGCACAGGACACGTGGCCCGCTCGTCGTCCGTGACGATACCGTGAAAGCGCGTGTGCAACTCGCGCGGTGACATACACGCAGGGCATGTGTGCTGGCGTTCCAACTGGCGGATCTCCGCACCGGCACGCCGATGTAAACGACTTGCTTCGGCGCTCGCGGCCGTGTGCCACCGGCTCAGCAGCGTGCTCAGATGCCATAAGGCCGCGACCGTATAGGGCGGCTCCGCATAGGGCGGGTCAAACACGGCCAGCAGCGCCCCAAAGAGCTGCGTTTTCTGGGCCACGACCTCCGCGTCGAGCGCTTCATCGTCCAGCAACGCGAACACCACCGCGGGTTGCGCAGTGAGTGCCAGCAGGGCGTCGTGGCGCGGGCCACCCCAGGGAGACGCAGCAGGGTCCACTAGTCCTCTCCGAGTTGGCGCAGTTCGTCCGTGACACACGCCTGCACGTCGAGCAGAAGCTGGCGATAGGACCGGGGCGACTCCGCCTGGGGGCGAAAGGTCACGAGGAGCCGCTGCAACCCATACGCGCGGTCTTCCTGCCGCATGCGCGCGTGTAATTCCTCCTGGAGCATGTCAAAGTTCGTCGTCGCCATACGCTATCTCCTTTTGCGTTTGCGCCCGCCGCGCATGGCCGAGAGCCCCGCCGCCACCGCCATGCGATTCGCACGGGCTTTGCCAAACTTACGGGCTACAGCTTTGAAGCGACTGGACTTATGCATTTCACGAATATTACTACTCGCAACACGGTTGCGAGTCTTTTTTGAACTACCCTTGCGGGCACGTTTGAGAGGCATACAGCACCTCCTTACGCTAGCGATAACCCGGCTATTCTGTTATACTTACGGCTTAGACAGGGCGTATCAGGCCCCGCCTAAGCCTACCACCACACTTGTGAGGAGACACAAGCATCATGGCTATACCTAGCATACTGGTCTGTGAATACTGTAACAAGAGTTATCTACCTAAAATCAAACGCTATCCGCCAGGACGCTTTTGTTCTTATTCCTGTGCACGCCGCGCGACGGTTGCAAAGACAAAACCTGCATCAAGTATTGATGACATCGGGCATCTTGTCTTCCGAGTCTGTCAACGGTGTCAACTGACAAAGCCGTTGTTATCCATCTACTTTACGCCCCATGGGAACCCAAGATACGGATGGTGCCATACTTGTAAAATGTGTCGCTCAATACGCAAATCTCTCTATGATAAGGCCCATCGTGCCGAAAATAACCGGACAAAACAAACCTGGCGCAAAGCCAACCCCGACAAACGCCAAGCCGAGAGCCTGCGCTATCGGGTAAAACATCGGGAAAAATTACGCGCTGCTGCACGGCTCTATGCAACAATCTATGCCTCAGAAATCCGTTTGCGCCGCATGTTAGTCCCCCTTGCCCGGCGTCAAGCCTATTGTCGCCAATGGGCACTAGCCAATCCAGAACGACGCACAGAGCTAAGTGCCCGCCGCCGTGCCCGTCTCGCGCAAGCTCCTCGCATTGAAAAGATTGATCGAGAGGCGATCTATCTGCGCGATCGCTGGATCTGCCAACTCTGTCATGCGCGCGTCAATCCAGCCATCAAATATCCTCATCCAGATAGCCCGACCCTTGATCATGTTATTCCCTTGTCACAAGGCGGCCATCATACGCACCAGAATCTTGTCTTAACCCACAGTCGCTGTAACATCGGAAAGCGCGACCGTCCGCGCACCCAACAACTACGATTATTCGGGTAGATACAGGAAATAATGCGCTAGGCTACACTACGTGCCGCGCCATTCGTCGCCCGAGGGGGAGGGCTTGGTGGCAGCGTCACGAGTGGGCGCTGCGATTGCTCGTCTTCAATCAATGCCTGCTCTTCCTCCACGGGCACTAAGGGTCTCGCAATCTCTCCCTTTTGGAGGTTATGATAAAATGTCTCATAACTAATAGTTCCGCTAAGAAGAGCAGCCATCAGTGCCGTCAACATCTGAGGTTGCATCGTATTCGAAACTAAATCTTTATTGAGGCTGACATGCACCGTTGGGTCATCAATGTTATCTGAAAACGCAGCCCACCACGCGTGGGTTTGAAGTGCCCACGTCAGCCCCTGGCTGACGCTGCTGACCAAGGACTGCACGGGGCTATCGCTCCCGGCCATGCGCCACTGCACGCCCGTCGCGGTTTCCTGCGTCTCCGGCGGGCCTTCGAGGAGCCGGGCGCCCATCGCGGCCATCATCTGCAAGTCGGCCTTGAGCGCATTCTCGTGCGGCTGGAGGCCCTGACCGTGAAACTCGACGATCCCCACCTTGGCCTGATTATCGGGCAGGAACAATGCCGAGCTGGCGCCCACGTAGAGCTCCGGGGGCGCCTCCATATTGGCGGCAATGTAGAACTGCGGCATGGCCGTGAGATGCAGGGCGTGCTCATAGTCCGCGTTGTGGCGCCAGTTCAGGAAATTCCGCTGCACGAGACCTTCGAGGAGGGACTTCTCAGGGGTCGGCTCCAGGCTAAACGGCGCCATGAAGCAGAACGGCAGGAAGTCGAGCGGTTGCCCCTGGCGCGTGGGCATCCAGACCCGCTGCAACGTCGCCGCCTGCGCGTTGGTACGCTGGCCGACCGGGTCTTCGAGCCACAGACTGACCTCGTAGAGGCCCACCTCATTCAAGCGCAGCACGCGGTATTGAACCTGATCTTTGACCACAAAGAAATCCGGCGTCCCCCACGGACCTTGCGGGACCTGGACACATTCCTTGAGCACCACCAGCGACAGGATGGTATCGCCGCCCCGCTGCATGGTGCGCCAGTTGATGATCTCTTCGGCCTGGTACGCCACCCAGTAGGGGCGACTCTGGGGCGGCGGGGGCAGCAGCTGGCCGTCGGGCGTCACGTCACCGGCCGGAAAGTCTACCAGAATGCCAAAGCGCCCCATGAGTAAGGTTTCTCGTACCGCCTCTTCACAGAACATACGCAGCGAAATCCCCGTCTGCGTGATATCGGCCAGTTGCGGCTCCAAGGCGGCAGGACCCACGAGTTGCGGCTCATGCCGAAACACCGAGCCCGTAATGCCATGCACGGCATGTTCGGTGGCTGCGGTCCAGCAGGCTCTATCCCTGTACGATATGTAAGCCTCATCGCGGCGCATGCCCGCTGGCCTGGGGAGGTGACGAGTGCCATCAAGGACACTGCGCCCGGCCCGCTGGGAGAGCCCCCACGGGCGGGCAGACTTCACCGCGGCCTCCCCAAGGTATGCCGCACGAAGGTCCTGATAGAGGGGCAACATGGCGGCATACGCGGGGTGTGACAGGGTGACGGACATCAGATATGCATCTCCATCGTAAAGCTTTTGGGCTTCGTCGCCGCAAAGGTACATCCTAACGCGTCGGCAAGATCACACGAATGCCCAAGACGCTTGCGGATATGGTCTTTATCTTCCACGACCAATTGTCCCTGGCTATCGAACCCATAGCCCACACTCGCCAACTCACCCGCGAGGTCCTCGCACGCGGTCGCATCCGGTGCACAAAACACTGGCTGAGCCGTGCGTAGCCACTCCGCCACTTCCAGCCAGAGATAATCGCGGAGAAGCCGCGGCTTCGCCTCCGCAGGATGCCGTACGAGGGGGGCCTTCTCCGCCACATTCACCGCCGTAATGCCGACACGGATCACGCCCTGACGTTTTAACTCTGCGAGACGATCATAGACCCCTGCACCCAACCCAATGACATCAATCGCCACTTCCTCCACCTGCCAAGGCTCCAAGACCGCGAGAATACAACCCACAGTCGCCATGGTATCCTGACGTGCATAGACCTTGATCTGGTCAATGAGGCTCCCATGCCGCAAGACAAGTGCTGTGCGATCTGAGCCCAGGCGCGCCACATCCACGCCCAACCGCCGCACCCCACCAGGCTCGCGTCGTTCACGAGTCAGGCACGGCTCGGTCAACTCCAGGGAAATAAGGACGTCATCGGCCTGGCGCGGAAATTCGCCATCAGCCCGCACGCGGACGACGTTCGAGCCTTCGCCCCACTTCGCCACGAGGCGCGGGCGGTAGGCGGCATCCACGAGCGGCGAATCCTGCGAGCGAAAGTGGAGCGTGGTATAGCTGCCCCGGTCCTTATGATGGGAGGCGTAGAAGGTGCCATTGGTGCGGGTCGGGTTGCCCAGCATGAGGACGCGGGCCTCGGGCGTCGAGAGTGCCCCTTCCGCCGCCTCGAAGACTTCTTCGGGCATGCCACTCGCTTCATCGAGGACGAAGAGCAGATGCGTGGCATGAAAGCCCTGGAGGGCCTCGGGATTCTCCTTGCGGGCCGTCCGAGCAAAGGCGCCCCATTCTTTGGCACTGGGGTCCACCAAGCTATCCGTGAGGAGCTTAAACAAGCGCGAGATCCAGAAGCGCGGCGGGTCGCCCCGGGCCGCACTGAGGGCATCGGCATGCCGCCGCCACTTGCTGAGCTCGCCCCACAAGATGTCGCGGAGCTGGTGCGAGGAGGGCGCCGAACAGGGGACTTTGGCGTAGTCGTGGGTTTCGAGCATCCAACTCACCGCCCAGGCGGCGCTCGAACTTTTGCCGATCCCGTGGCCCGACCGCACCGAGACTTTCGCACCGGGGGGGAGGATGGCGTCGAGAATCTGCGACTGCTGCGGTGTAGGCTCCATCCCAAAGCGTTGCTGGACATAGAGGACGGGGTTATCGCGCCAGCGGTCGCGCAGTTCGAGATACTGCTCGAAGGCCGAGGTAGGCTCCGCGACGTCAGCGAGGAGTGTCGCCATGCGAGGCCTTTCGCGCTTGAGCCAGGAGGCTGGCCAGCCCGTCACTCAGTTCCACATCGAGACGTTGCTTCGCGGGAGCCAGCTCGGGATCGATGCGTTCGAGAACTTGGAGCGCCAGCATCCCATTGCCTTCTTTAATCGTGCCCAGGAGGGCCGCACGGGAGGCGTGGGTCAGATCGATCAGCCAGCGCTTACGAGCTTCTTCGAGCGCCCAGGCCCATTGGTCTTTGAGAGATTCCCATCCTGAAATGGTCCGCAAGGACCGCCCCACTGCGCGAGCTGCGTCAGCCTGCGTGGCCCCCATCATGCGGAGATAGGCGGCAAGAACACACTTTTCCCAATAGGGGGGGGCAGGAGGATGCGCACGCTGCCCATACGCAACTTTAGGAGGTGGCCGGTGGGCAAGCGCCATCGCACTACACCGGGGCCGGGACCGGCAGTGGGCTGGTGGGCGCCGGCGTGGCGTCCTGGGGCAGCACGGTCACCGCCAGCCAGGGTCCCACATCCTGCGTCGGCACGGGCGTCTTCAGCGTGGCGCCGAGGCGGGCCTCAAAGGCATCACTGCTCATCGTGGCGGCATGCATGGTATCGCCCACAAAGCCGGGGGGCAACTCAAAGGTGAGTGGCACGGTACAGGCGGCACAGCGCACGCGCACGAGGACCTGATAGCGCTGGCCCTGGGGCACCGTGGCGGTGGGCCGGGCCTGGACCTGGGCTTCAATGTTGGTATGCGGACACGGGGCCTTGTCGGCCATGGGCCGCCTCCTCGGGGTAGAGACGCACGAGGGTCAAGACTCTCCTCTCCACTCGAGGAGAGAGAGAGAGTAGAAGGAGCTGAGATGGGCGTGACCGACCTGCCCGGTCCCAGGGGGCCGTTGAAGCCCCGCGGCCACTGTGGCGCCCACACCGTATACAAGACGCAATGTCAAAGCCGATTCCCAGAAGCGAATAGGCCCTACGAGTGTGCAAGAGACGGAGGGGGGATGTCAAGCGAAAAAGGCGGGTGGCCGGATGGGAGTCGCAGCGGGCTCATGGTCCTCCTCATACACCCCGGCTAAGACATCGAGAGACACCCCAAGCGTGCGAGCGAGCTTGGCCGCAATGGCCGTACGCGTATCATCATAAATACCACCCTCAAGGCGATAGATCGTCATATACGGCACACCCGACCGCTGCGCCAACTCTTTTTGGCTCCACCCCCGCGCAACCCGTACGCGAGCAAGTCGTTGTCCAAAGGTTTCCATGACTCTCCTCTCTAGGATTACTTCATAGTATATATATAGTAGATTATCGACAGAAATGATGCAAATTTTTTTTTCTAAAAAGTAAAAATACCCCTTGCCAAGATTGTTACTTTAAGGTAATATTTACTCAGTTGGTTGGTTGACAATAGCAACGAAGCAAGGCGGGACTGGTAGCGCAGCCGGACAGCGCTCCACAGCACTCTGGGACGAGTGGCCCTGGCTAGGGGATCTAGCAGGCACCACGGGGGGAAGGAACCAACAACGGTGGAATGGGCCAACGGTGCGTTGTAAGCCGCACGACGCTGCACAGGGCAGCGGAACCCAGGACACACCGCACAAGGAGAGCGACGATGGCACGGACAATCAATGCCCTACTCACGAAAACCCACGCGGCCGACTGGAAGCCCTTTGTCGCCGAATATGTGCGCCTCATGACGGCCAAGAAGGCCAACGCCGCCCTGACCCAGGACTACCGGGTCGTCAAGCAAGGCGCCCAGTATGCAATCCTCTTCGGGACGCTGCGCCCGTATAGCCCGATGGATGCCGCGACGCTCTATGGCTGGATGCAGCGCTTACCGCTCAAGTACTGGGCCGACGAAGCCGATACGCTGCGGTATGACCTCATGATGAGCCGCTAACCTCTCCCACAAGGAGACACACCGATGCCGACGAAGCAGACCCCCCAGACCCCCACCGCCCTCGCCGCCTACCTCGACGCCCAGCGCACCGCACACGCCCTGCTCACGCAGGTGGACGCCATGCTGGAGCACCACCAGGATACGAAGACCCCCGAAGAGATCCACTGGGGCCATGTGGGCGACATCAACGCCATCGTGCACCAATTGCAGCAGATGATGAGCAACGCCTAAACGCAGAGTGCGCCAGCACACGCTGGCGGAATGCGACCTCCCAGCGTGGGAGCCTGTCACAAGTCAGGATCGCAGAGGACCACCACCCCAGCGGTGCCCCGCTCCACCACAGACCAGGGCACCGCTTCGGTATCATCCCTAGGAGAGTTGATACAATGGCAACAGTACAAGCATCGACCCCGACCCGCAAGGCTTTTTATGCGCACCTGTACGACGAGCCCGGCCTGTTATTCCAGCATGCCGATGGGCGCATCATGTTCCTCAACGAGCATAACGACCGCATTACCACGATTCTCCCCGACATGGTGAACTTCCTGACCGTGCTCGGCGAGACGGCGACGACCAACGAGCAGCGCCTGACTGACCTGGCCAACGGCGGCGCGGCGTTCATTGCGACGCACAGAGGCGCGTAACACACACGGGGCCAGACGGCCCCTCACCCGCACCACAAGGAGTCTGTATGTCCCGTACCACCACGATCCTGGCCATGGCCCTGAGTACCCTGCTCGTCACCTCGGCGGCCGTTGCCGGGCCGAAGAAAATGCCACCGACCGCGACAGACGCTCTGCCTGTGAACTTAGCACGGATGTGTCCCATGCTCGGGGAATATGCGGCAACCGTAGCCGTGTCCCGCGATGCGGGGGCCACGCTCAGTGGCAGCCTCAGCCTCATTCGGCAGGAAAAAGCCACGCATGGGATGGAGAGCAACTTGCAGGCGATCCTCCAGGAGATTGTCTACCAGGTCTACCGCTCTCCGTCCGTCACCCCACGCCAGCTCGCCCAGGTCGTCGAGCGCGCCTGTGTCGAGACCGGGTTGTTCCAGGACGCCCGCCTGCGCTACTGACGCGGACGGCCCACCCCACACCCCAAGGAGACCCCCGTATGTTGCTCCTCAAGACGCGCTATCGCCCCGACGCCCGGGGGCGCCTCGTGGAGGCCGAGGTCGTGACGCTGGGCGAGTCCCTCCTGGCGGCGATCCGCGAGGCCGCGGAGTTGGCACGCCGCCTCGAATGTGGCGTCGCCTTTGCCTTCAACGCGCACCCGGTCGAGGTGTGGCCGGGCGATGACCCGCTCGCCACCGCGCGGAAGTATTGGCACGCCTGGGGCTGGGCGATCCCCCCCGAGGAGGAGGCATGGCTGGTGCGGCAGGCGGACCAGGCCCGTAGGGCAGAGCCACGCGACGGCCCACGGCCCCCTGTCACGAGCGGTGGCTGACCCACCAGCACACGAACCGCCAGAGGCGGATCACCGCCTCATCCGGCAACCGCTGTACCAGGGCAAGCAGATGTGCCCGCGCCTGGGCTGGGGCCTGGTGCTCATGGGCAGTAACAATCGCAGCGATCGAGATATCCTGGCTGGCGCGTGTCGGCATGTAGCGTACCCCCTCCAGGGCAGACTGGTGCCGCCCTTCCGCCACAGTGAAGTATGAACGCTCGATGCAGGCTGTGTAGTACCCCAGTGTAACGGAAATGTGGCGGCCTGCAAAGGAGGATTTGTTGTGTGAGTAAAGAGACTTCTCCAACAGGATCTTAGGAAAAGGGAGCGTTATGGCTGGGCGAGGGTATGCAGCGGACAGGACGGTGCTGGATGCTCATAGTCAAACATATCGAGCAGGGCGGCCCGCATGCCAGGAGGCCAGCGACGGAGGTGCTGGAGGATTTTCGCTTCGACCGAGTCCGACATGACGGGCGGCAGGGCGCGCGGGTCAGGCGGCCAGAGCGCGCCATAGGGCACCGCCACGAGCTGGGCGTAGCGCAGGACCGTGGGCAGACTCAGCCAGTAGTACGCCAGTTCAAAGCCGCGAATACTATTGCGGTGGAGCCCCAGACGCCCCGCCACCTCCTGGCGCGACAGACCTCGCTGCTCGCGGGCTTCGCGCAAGACACGGGCGCAATAGCGCAACACCTCCAAGTGTGTGGGGACGCGGCGCACCGGCGCCTCTAACGGTGACATAGAGTCCTGACGCCTTCTGTGGCGGGTCGTTCGGTCTGCCGTTTCCACCTGGCTGGACAGTCTACGCCTTTCTGCGTGAAAACACAAGCCCCCGGCGCTCGCGTGCCACGGCTGCACAGTCCCACTGGGCATCCCCCGCTTTTTGCCTTGTATCACACGCCACAGAGGGGTAGCATTCCACAGCGATGGACCCCGGTCGTCCCCTAGTGAAGGAGTGCCCTGTGGATGTGCTGGTGACCTCTCATGTGCGGGAACGCCGCGAAGCCCGCCACCTCAGCCTGCGCGCCCTGGCGGAGGCCACCGACCTTAAAAAAAGCTATTTGAGCAACGCCGAAACGGGCCTGACGGATTTGCGCATCTCCCAGCTCCATCGCCTCGCCCTGGCGCTGGAGTGTCATCCCCTGGACCTGATCACCTTTCCCGGTGTGCCCTGGCCCTGTCCCTGTCCGCAGGGCGCCCCCAAAGGAGAGCACGGCTTGTAACCTCACGCGTGAAGGAGCCCCTGATGTCCCCACCATCGCTCATCATCCCCGACCCCTCCCCCGCGTCGCGCAGAGCCTGGCACGGCCACCCGGAGGCCGCGCATGCCCCGTAGCGCAACCTATTGGCGCCGCAAAGCAGCCGGGCGCTGTCCCCTGTGCGGGCGTCCGCGCGATCGCAGGCCCCTGGTCGTCTGCGCCAGCTGTGCCGAGGCATGCAATGCCCGCAAACTCCAGTGGACGCGCCAGCATGCCGCCCGACTCCAGCAGGCACGGGACGCCGCCCGGGACGCCCGCTGGACGGCCCCCGGCGTGAACCTCATAGGCTGCTGCGGGCAGTTTCATCAAGTAACACAACTCCCGCACCGGTTTGGGTGTTGCGGCAAAGTGTTAGGGGTCATCGAGGAGGGACGATGTTTGAAGACGTGACGCTAGGGCAGGCGCGACTGATGTGTGGCAGTGCCGAAGACGTGCTCCCGACGCTAGAGGCCGCCAGCGTGCAGCTTATCCTGGTCGATCCGCCCTATTATAGGACCAAGCTCACCTATCAAGGGCAAAGCCTGGCCTGGGATCGGCAGTGGAAGGACCGTGCCGCGTATCTGGCCTGGCTGCATGCGCTGGCGCAGGAATGGCGGCGCATCCTGACGCCCAACGGGAGCCTGTACTGCTTCGCCAGTCCCGAGATGGCCGCGTACGTGGAGGTGGAACTCAGCAAGACCTTCGCCATCATTCAGCGGATCACCTGGCGCAAGCCGCCGTTTTCGACCAAGG